GCGTACTTCGATTGATTCGATGATTGTCGAATGAGTTAACTTTGTTAGAATCAACAAGATATAACAGATATAAGGGCATATAAAGTGGAAATGTCACGCAAGTCGTTCAGAATCAACGACATATAGAGATATAATATTTTTGCCGGTTCGCGCTCGGGCACTCTCGGACGATCACGTGTACGGTGTACGGTTACGTGGCACGGTCACGGCGCGTGAAATTTAACAAATCGCGCACCCGGAAAAACCTTATATCTCTTATACGTCATTGATTCTACTGTACTTATTCATTATATATATGATATATATATATTATATATCTTATATGTATTACTAAACAAAGGAGTTACATCATGTTACAACGTCAACCGTCCACCACTGACGGAATAAACGCAAATCAGAAGCCGTACACCACACCGGATACGGTACTAGCTACAACAGAGCAAAGGCAACTGTGGACACAGTTCGCTTGTGCTGCTTTGCAGTTCGTCGGCGCAACAAACACCGGTATGTATTACGATCCAACCGCGTTTGCTGCTAAATTCGCCGATGTACTGTTTGCGGAACTTGAAATGCGATTGCAAAAATAACTGCAATTAACATTGACACGGTGCACCGTGACGTGTGAATATGTATTCATGCTTAATACATACACGGTCGTGATGGCAACTAAGGGCAACAAACACAGCCACAACGTGCAAGCGCACGACGTGTGGGCAGCAGAGCATCAGGCAGTATCAGCGTACGGCGGTGTGATCTTAAACACAAGGATGGTGCGGTAATGGCAATGACGGTGGAAGCACAAACGATGATGTTCGGATGCATGATTCAAGACATCCGCGATCTTATTTCGCAGTCATGCACCGACGCACACCACATCGCGCTATCGCTCTTGAGCGATGCGCAAGAACAAATGTTGCATGGCGCAATGCTGGAAGCACGGCAGACAATCAACCGGGCCAAATTCATCATCAGCACCTATACCGTTTCGGTGTAGGTGCTAATTTTATTTGCAGATTTTTGTTGACACGTTACGGCGTACGTGCGAGAATGTGTGTATGGCAAAACGTCAACAGTTCGTTAGGTACAACGTGCGGAACGTCGCAAACGGCGGAAATGGCAATTGGGGCGATTTTAGCGCCAAGACGCCAGAAGCGGCTTGCGCAATGGCGTTACGGTCGGCGAATCAATACTCGGCAACATTTAAGCACAGCGCACTCAACATGCGCAACGTCAAGCTGGAGGCAAAACCCATATGCAAATAGTCATGGATCGTAATCAACTGTCGGAACTGGTGCGGTCGGCCAGCGGCGATTTTTCTTACCTGTATGTTCCGATGCAAAGCACGTGGAACAGCCAGCCACCAATGCGCGCAACGTTTCGATTCCCAAAGGCGGTGAAATAAATGGATTGGAAATATATCCATACAGGCGAGCGGCAAGCAGCCGCATTTGATATGGTTGCACGCGGTGAGCGGTTGGCACTGTACGGCACACGCTACCGCGGTGACGATACGCTGATATACGCGCATCTGGCGGAATTGGAGCATGGTCTTAAACGCGTAATCAACGTGTGGGCATACTTGGATGATACGCACCGGTCATTACTGCGTAAGCATCCCGGCGTGCCGCCACAAGCGGTGTGTAAAGAATTGGTTTGTTTGACGATCACGGCAAACGCAATCAACGAACATATCAAGATGTTTCAGCGGTTTATCAGGGACGAGAAACGGAGGCTCGCGGAGTGATGACAACGCGCGGAAGAGTGTTTCACCGGATCGGCAAGGCACACCCGACGCGCGCAGCAGCAGAGCGCGCGCGTACGGCATTGCAGCGGTATTGGTGGTACGTGCGTATCACGTGCGAAAAGGACGGTTGGTATCGGTTGTACGTTGCCGGTGGAAAGAATGTGGAAAACTAACGGTTGACAGTCACGGCGTAGTTTGCGAAAATGTATTCATTATGACAATCAATTACTTCAACGGCGGCAAATGGCAGATGTCAGAGCAGTTCAACGGTACTATTGCCGCAGGTAAACGCATGATTGCATACATTTTCGCAAATCAGAACACATACACGGCTGTTAACCTTGAATCAGACGGCGGTACGGTATTGGCGGTGGCCAAATGATGATTGGCAGCGAACAACAGACGCACATACGGGCGCGCAGCGGTTACGCACCCGTATGGTACGTGGCGGATTTGCCCGGTCACGACGGATTAAAACGCGTGCGATTTTCCAAATCAGATTGGGGTTGGACAACCGAGCGTGCAAGGGCAATTCCGTTGTCGGAATACTGGCAACGCCGGTTTATGGCGGATCGTCGGCGCGTGAATCGTCAGCCACGGTTGGAAGAATTGTAAAATAAACGCTTGACATGCACGGTCATCAATGCGAGGATGTGTGTGGAGGCAATTCCAAATGGCAAATAAAACGGTAACTAACTTTAATCGCGCGGCGCAAGATGCCGATTTGCTCACGGTCGCCGATTGGCGCGCGTTGGGCCAGAAACTAGGCGGCGCATCGTGGGAAGCGGCGATGCGGTACACGAGTGCACGCGTCGGTGGCGCGTTTGCAGTCAAGGCCGATGGTTCGCTGTTTGTGCTCACGCAAGTTACCGGCAAGCGGTCGCGTCAGCGTACGTACAAGCCGGGCACGTGGCAATGGGAAGGTGTCCGCTGTTGCGGTCACACCACGCCGGTGCGCAATTGCTTGACGTGCGAGGCACACTGCCCCGAATTGCGGTCGGCGGTATCTACTGGCGCGCCGTACGTCGAACCGGTGCTTGCATGCGGTCATCGCGGCAATGTGTTTACCTGTGACGTTTGCGTAGCATGGAAGGCACTATGAGACAGAAATGCATCTTCGCAGAATTGCCGATTGGCACGGCATTTTCCATTACGCGCAATGCACCGGTTGCGCGTTACGTCAAAACAGACAATTGCACCGGCGACAACGCGATTTTCACATATTGCGGAACCAACAGCGAACAACAGATGCCGACAGAATTCGATGCAGCCGAGACGGTGTATGCGGAGAATGTACTGTGACCACACTTGACGAACTGAAACAGTTACGGCGCAATGAATCGGCGTTTTACTGGCGTAAACAACGGTTTTTATTTCAATCGTTGACGCCAGCGGAGACGCACAGCGGAATTAATTTCCCACCACAGTTGCACGGTATGGACGGCAAGAACAAACATTGGACATTCCCGGTGCAAAACGGATTACTTGAGGATTTGCGGATCGTGCGCAAGACACGCCGGTGGGCCAATCGCCGCAGGTTTGCGTCTATGCGCGTCAATACGGACGTAGCACGCGCCACACATCCCCACGAGGAATCCGACTGCACCGTGCACGCTCTGGCGGTCGCCGCAGGCATCCCCTATGCTGATGCGCATGCGTTTCTCAAGTCGCGCGGTCGGAAGGATGGGCAAGGCATCACAATGTGGTCATACCATTGCAGCAACTATGATGGCGAGCACGGCAAGTTTGTGCCGATTACATCGCGCGTCAAAATTGCGTTGAACGGTGGTTTGTGCGCTGCTGAATCGATGACGGTCGGCAAGGTGCTGAAATCAGGCTTGCTACCCAAACGGTGCATCATCGGCGTTAAAGGCCATGTGTTTGCGGTCATTGACGGCGTAGTGCATGAGACTGCCCGGCAGTGCGGATCGTCCAAGCGTGTCTATGACATTATGGAGTTTATACCGCGATGACGATCATTGAAATAACCCGGTTCGCAGTCAACGGCGACATGCGCAAGTTTGCGCACCCGCGTTTGCATTTCCCGTTGTACGTGCGCAATGAACAATACCGGTATGACCGTATGAGCGGAGGATACATGCGGTCGGTCATCTACACGTTGGATGCTTTCGATGTGATGGCGCGTGATTGGGAGTTTGTCGCGTGGCAAGGGCCGATGACACAAACGGCAACGTAGCCTGTGGAAAACTATTTACGATTTTGTTTGCAAGTGTCCCGGTGCACGTGTACAGTTGTGGAAGTAACAAACAACACAGACGCGCACCGGCGCACAAACCGGAAACAAGGAGAAACAAAATGGCTGCAAACATCGTAGACAACCAGATTGCATACAAGGGCGAGACACCGTGGCATGGTCTTGGCGTACGCGTAGATGAGACGGCAACCGGCATGGAAATGCTGATTTCAGCCGGGCTGAATTGGCCCGTCGAAGCGCGCACCATCGCAATGCGCAACACGGATGCGGATGCTTCCAACCGCAATCTGGTGATCCCCGGTTATAAGGCCATCACTCGCGGTGACACACAACAGGTTTTCCATGTTGCATCGGATCGTTACCAGCCGGTGCAAAATGCGGAAATTATCGAAATGTTCCACTCGTTTTGCGAAGCCGGGCACGCCACGATGGATGTAGTAGGCGCGTTGCACGGTGGCGCGGTTGTGTGGGCACTGGCGAACATCAACGGCGGTTCAACTACTACCCTGAAAGGCGGCGACAAACTCACCGGCAAGATTCTTCTGAGCACTTCCCACGATGGCAGCTTACAGACTGAGGGACGCGGCACTCAGGTACGCGTTGTCTGCAACAATACCTTCGACGCGGCACGGTCGGCAGGCAAGGCACCTTTCAAACTCAAGCACTCAGCCAAATTCACCGATGCCGAAAAGGAGCGTTGCAGAGTGATGATGGCCGATGAAATCGGCAACGTGATTCGTGCGAATGAGAATGCAGCGGCGCTCGCAAACGTCACGATTGACGAATCGGCATGGCTCGATTTCATGTGCAAGCTAATGGGTGACACCAACGTTATCAGCGTTAAGGATGGCACGTTGACGAAGGTGGCGCGTGAAATCAAGGATGACACAATCCTTTCACCCGGTGCCAATCTGGAATCGGCGCGTGGCACTCTGTGGGGCGCGGTCAACGGCGTAACCTACTACGCTGATCACCGTCGCGGTCGCACTGCTGATTCGCGCATGATGTCGGCGTGGTTCGGCAACTCGAACGAACTGAAAAACAGCGCGGTTAACGTCGCACTGGACATGGCCGGAATCGCAAGATAACCCTTGACACGGTACGCTGCAACGGCGTACCGTGTTTTTACACCGGCAGATTGATTGCCGGTTGTGCGTGGACAATCGATGTGGACGCGCCACAGCGCACAACCGGGAATCAATAAGTCGCAACATCGGAGGCAATACGATGGAAGAAATCGTTCTGACATACCAGCCGGAAATGAGTACGGCGTGGTTCCTTGAATTTCTCGACATGATTGTATCGTGCAACCCCAACCGCAGAATTACGGTTTTGAAATCGGATTTTCTGATCCGGCATTTTGCAAACGGCGTAATTGCATATGTGTTTCGCGGTGTGCACATCTCTCACGCGTTGTTCATTTCGGAATTGACCCGGTGGACACTTGAGCGCAAGGCAGCGCGCGAGCGCGAGCGTGTAACGGCAGAATCACCGGGATTTGTGGTTTAAGTTTGCTTGACGGGCCGGTGTAACTGAAGGACCACCGGCTCATTTTTTCAATCACGGCAGATTGATTGCCGGTTGCGCAGCCAAAGGGGAAGATTGCGGAATATCCTTGCATCCCCAATTAACAGGCAGGGTAAAGGCATCAGGTAGCTGCGCAACCGGGAGCCAGTATGCTCACGGTGTTGTATCCGAAAGGTGGTGCAATGGCACTATTGTATTTGTTTGTTCTTGCATTCACGTCACCGGTGCTTCCAACCGGACGCAACCATCCACCGAATCAGCACTTGAGCACGCCAACAATGAAAGTTAACTCAAGCGCGATGAATACCCCGCGTTTGAAAGTGCAAAGTAGCTAGACAACTACAGCCGGGATGCGGTATGGTCCCGGTTGTAACTCCCGAATCGAGGCAATGCAATGGAAGTGGAAATCAAATTTGACGGCGAAGTTATCGCGCGTATCGATGTAGTCGGTCAAGACAATCCGACAACGGCGTGTGACGCGGTGCGCAAACATTTGAATATTGCGGCGATGCGCCCACCGAAATACAAACTAGACTTGACGCCGAATAAGCGCGCATTAGATGAGCCGGTACGCGATCCACTCGGGCCGGGGCAGCCGTGAAAACAGCAGCCATCGCGGTCCTATTGCTCGCAACTACGGTGCATGCGCAAGAGACGCGCAAACACAAAACCATTGATTTCAATGCTGCTGACTATACCGCATACGGTTTAGTTGCAGCCGGTGCGCTTGGCGATTATCTCACTACGCGTGAGGGTGTGACGATGCACCCGGCAATGATCGAACACACGTTACCGGCGTTCGTGGTGCAATCACCCGGCAGGCTTGCCGCATATGAGTTTGGCACGGTGTTGGTTGTCGATGGCACGGCAGCGTTGTTTAACCGTGCCGGGCACCCGTACATTGGCCGTGGCATCGCGTTCGTTGCGGCAGCGTGGGCACTCGGCAACGTGGCGCGCAACATTAACGCGATTCACACACAGCAAGCGAATCAATCCCGGTTGGTGCGCTATTGAAATTCCGTGACAGGATAGGTTACACGATGATATACCGATTACTCGCGTCACCATCTGCAACAATTGTGATTACGTGTGCCGATACATGGGTGAAGTGCTACCACCACATTCGCAATATGCGGTCGGCATACACGTTGTATGATCCGGTGCGCGCAACCATTGTTTGCCGATTCACAACGAAAGAAATGGTCAAGCTGCTATGCAAACGCGAGTATTTGGAATTGCAATTAGAACTGCTTGGTGGATTGTGTATCCGCTTATTTTCTGGATTGTAACATTCGGTGCGGCGATTTGGTGCGCAGGCCGGTGAAACGACAATCAAAAGAATATTGGGTCGTGCGTGGTGCCGGTTGTTTGTATTGGAGCAAATTAGGGCACAGTATGGCCCAATTATCGCAAACGTGTTTAATGCGTAATGAAGCACAGGCAGTTAAAACGGCGCATCAATTGAATTTACTTAAACAAGACGGGCATCATTGGGAAGCGGTGCGGTTGTGACGTGCAAGTGTCGCGTGCCGTGCACTGAGCAAGCCGTGACAAATGGTTTGTGCGAAGCCTGTTTTGAGATTTGGGATTTGGGCGGCGAATGCGGTTTGCCGTACGTGGAGCCGGTGTATACTCCGATTGAACCGAGCGTACCACTTGCGCCCACAGCGGTTGACAAGGCAATAGACAAGGCAATGGAGGATTTAATCGGATGAGAAAGTTAATTCTGAAATGTACGCATCGCATATGGAATCAAAGAATCAGCGCATTATTGTGTCGCGCTGCCTCACGCGGTGTGATTGATAGCAGGCAACTACACATTTTAACAGCAATGTTCGATCCAACACAAAAGCATGAGGTTTATTGAGCGATGAATCGCAAAATGCTAATTGGTTTTTTAATCATGGCGGCGTGGTTCACGCTTTGTGGTGGCGTGATTGGTTGGCTTGCAGGTAACAGTCACGGTTACGAGCATGGCAAATGGCAAACGTTGCATGAGCACTGGCAAGCAGCGTGTGGACCCGCGCACGAAACAGCGGATTTTTTTAATCGGCGCATCGAAATCGCAAAGGCAACCGAATACGATCACGGTTATTCCGATGGATCACAAAACGAAATCGCATGGTTTGCGAAATATTTTCAGATCGTACCCAAACATCACAAGGTGCCAACGGCACGCACGTGCAAAGGTCCGTTGCCGTGCAACGATTTTGATTCGTACGATTTTGACACGCGCAAACCACACACGCAAGCCGAATGGCTGGATTGGTACGATCACAGAAGAATGCAGGACCAAATTGATATGCAGCCATCGCATCTTACGCAGCATGAAATCGATACAATCACTCCTAATTGGGAAATTGATACGATCCAAACCGATAGTGCGTGCAAACCCGGTGATACATGGCACGGTTTCATTTGCACAAAGAAAGGCGAATGGAGCAAGAAATGATATATACTCCGGCACAACTTGCGGCGAGCGGCACCGAGCATGGGCACCAAATGGCGTTTTTCTGCGAATGCAATGAACGTGCGAAGCTATCCCCACTGTGGCATTTGCCGTTTGCAATCCCCAACGGTGGACTACGTGACAAGGCAACTGCCGCGCGCATGAAAGCGGAAGGCGTCAAGGCAGGCATACCGGATATTTTTATTCCGGTTGCGAATTACGGTTTGCATGGTTGCTTTATTGAAATGAAGTTACCCGGTGCGACAGCCAGTGCCGTTTCTGCCGAGCAATGGAAGTGGATCGGTGCGCTCAAGGCCACCGGCTACGGCGTCACCGTGGCAAAAGGTTGGGAGCATGCAATTGCAATTGCGCAATCGTATATGTTTCCTGTAGACAACACTGTACCGCAACTGATAGTGTAATCCGGCAATACAAAATCCCAAATCAAGAGGCAATGCACAATGGCAAAGAAGAAAAGCAAGGCAGTTGTGGAAATCGATCCGACTGAGGCAACGAAACAACGGATCGTTGACGATACGTTTACGGTCGGCGAATCGCGGGTGACGTTTATGGACGCACAGGCGTTTGCGGCTCATGGGCTGATCGAAATGCATCCGGACGATGCGGCATCAGTGAACGCGGCAGACACAATTGTGCGTGTTCGTGCGACGCAAAAATTGGCTGACGAATTTCCTTCACAAGTTGTGGGCAATGATGTAGCATCAATTACAGCGACGGCATCCGGTGCAACATCCGGTGCCCAAGACTCAGAATTGGTAAAGGACAATCCCACAATGGCAACAGAAGCGGTTGCAGTAGATCAGACAAGCGCACAGGCGAACACGGCACCCACATTTGCCGTTGCGAGCGGTGTACCACTCAAGGGCAGTTTGCGCATCACCAATGGCGGCAAGCCGAGCAAGTACCCGTTCGCGCAGTTGCAGCCACCGACAAAGGGACCGAATGATGAAACGGTGTATTTCTCGTTTCACATCCCCACGGCGGCAGACAGCAAGAACGGCAACCCGGCAAAGACGTTCGCCGGTGTTGTGAGCACGGCGACCATGCAGGCGAAGAAGAAAGCAACGGTCAAGGATTCCAACGGTGTTGAGACGGTCGGCAAATACGCGCATTACGTCATTCGGCGTGTTGACGCGAGCGATCCGGCTGGCGAGGGTGCGCGCGTCTATCGCACTGAGTAATTGAACGATTCATCGGCCATGCCGCATTGCCTCGGCTTCACCGGTGATACGCACGGCGCGAGTTAATTCTCGCGCCGTTTGTGTTTTGTGCTACGCTTCTTTCCCATGGGCGGATTCGTCGGCTTCACTGGTACGATCCCGATTGGCGCACCCGCTGCGCAAGGCTTGCAAGGGCCACCGGGACCACCGGGAGCACCCGGCAGTGGCGTTGCCTTGTTTCGAGTCCAGCCGCCCGTCTCCATAGGCCAATACACGCCTATGAGCATCGTTGACGGCGTTCCTGTGCGTGCTGACAGCGCCGATGCGACGCAGGCGGGGAATGTTGCCGGAATCGCTTCCAACAGCGTACAAGCCGGTGGCGATCTTGATATTCAATTCAGCGGTGCAATTACCAATTCCGGTTGGAACTGGAACAATGGCCCGGTGTTCTTAGGGCCGAGCGGCACACTTTCCCAAACTGCGCCCACGGTTGGATTTTGCCAAATCATCGGGATACCAATCAATCCAACAACGTTGCTTGTGCAACTACAGCCGCCGGTTGTGCTTGCGGCATAAGGGGAAATAATGGCGGGGAATAAGTATCTAGTAAACAACGGTGGCCGGTTCGATGAAGCACGCGCAAATCAAACAAGCGCGGGAGCCGGTGATGCCGGTAAGCTAGTCGGTTTGAATAGTGCCGGTTTGATTGACGCAACGATGCTTGCCGGTATCAGCGGTTTAATCACAATCACGGTGCTTGCATCGGCAGCGATTGCAGCCGGGCAGCTAGTGCGTGTGTATAACAATGCAGGCACGGCAAACGTTAAACCGGCAGACAACACAACGGCAGGCAATGAGGCAAACGGCTTTGCACCGGGAGCCATCGGCAGCGGTGCGAGTGGTACGGTGCAAATCGGTGAAGGATTGATCACCGGTTTAACTGGCCTAACTGTTGGCCCGGCGTTCCTCGGCGCATCCGGTGCGGTCGCAGCAGCCGCGCCATCATCGGCAGGCAATAGCGTGCAGCGTGTGGGCGATGCGATCAGTGCAACGTCGCTTTATTTCCAGCCGTCACAAGTCTACACAACCGTAATCGCATAGGACGGCATGGCAGGCGACAAGTACGTTTTCAATAACGGTGGACGATATGACGAAGCGCGAGCGGCGCAAACGTCTGCCGGTGCTGCTAACGCCGGGAATATCGTTGGATTAAACGCAAGCGGTGCGGTTGATTCAACGATGTTGCCCGGCGTTGCTTTTTTAGCAGCAGCGCAAACATGGGCGGCAACGCAAACGTTTCAAATTGTGAATCATGGTGCGTCATCGGTTGCCACGAGCGGCGCGAATGGTAACTCATACACGATTGGATTTTTCGGATCGTATTGGACGGGCAGCGCGGCGGCAAGTATCAATTGGTCATTGCAGCATGTCGTCGGCGCAGGTAGCACACCGAATGCTGTTTTGCTATTCACGGCACCGAGCGTTGCAGGTTCAACGGGGTTTGTTCGCTTTGCATCAAACCAACCGGTAAACAGCGGTGCAAATACAAATTCGCCCATATTGCAATTGTATGGTGGTTATTGGACGGGCAGCGCGGCGGCGAACGATCTATGGCAAATGGTTGTCACGGTCGGCGCAGGCACCAACCCCACAAGCACGCTATCAATCACGCATACCGGCACACCGGGCACAGCCACGGTTACGATGCCGTCGCTTACGCTTGGCACGCCGTTAGCGGTTGCGCAAGGTGGCACGGCATCCACAACGGCGGCAGCAGCGCGTACGGCACTCGGCGTGCCGACGATCACCAAAGGCCAAGCCACATTAGTAGGCGGCACGGTTACGATTACAAACGCAGCGGCGGCAACCGGCATGTTGGTGTTTCTTACGCATGCGGGTGTCTCGGGCCAAATCGGCGTCTTGAGCGTGGGCACAATCGTTAACGGCACGTCGTTCGTGATTAACTCGACAAGCGCGCTTGACACTTCGCTTGTGAATTGGATGATAGTTGCATGATGAAACGAATTGGAATTTTCGCAACATTTGTGCTTGTGTTGTTTGTGTTCGTGCGCATTGACAATGTGCACGGTCAAGCCGGTAGTTTGAACGCGTACAACAATAACGGCGTTGCTTTGCCCACAACGGCGATTACAGCCGGAGCGTGCACGGCAGTTACAGGCAGCCCATTTACAGCTACCGGCATAACTACGGCGAGTCACGTTAATTTCGGTTGGGCCAGCGATCCAAGCGCAGTTGCGGGTTACGGCAGCAGTGGCGGTTTAGTGGTACGCGTTGCACCCGGCAGCGGCACTGTAATTGCGCAAGTGTGCAATCCCAACACGTCATCGATCACAGGCGGCGCGCAGTCAATTAACATTTGGGTTGGCCCATGAAATTTGTTTCGCTACTTGCGCTGTTACTTATTGCGTTGCCACTCGCGGCGAAGCAAGATAACGGCGAATCGGGTTTGTTGCTTGGCACCGGTCGCATCATTGCGCCGACTACGGCATTATGCGTCGCAAACACGGCAACAGCCACAGCCAATTGCACGGCAGCAGCGGCAAGTGCATTTGGCGAATTAATGATTGTGATTTCAAAGACGGCGAGCGTATCGTCAAGTGCAACCGCGGCGCTTACGTTTACAGGAACCGCGCCATGCACGAGCAAGATACAAGCGATCACACCGGCGAGTACGTTTCAGTCTAACGGCAGCGGTCATTTCGTCGTAAGTGTCTATGCGTGTCTAGTCAACACAGCCACAACGATTCACCCGGTTATAACGTGGACGGGCGGCAGCGGTTCATTTACTGACATATCGCTATTAACTTATTCGGCCAATTTCACGTGGAATAGCGCAACGGCAGATAAAACGGTTGTGAGTCTCAACAACACGGCAAGCACAAGTTGCGCCACAGGTACAACAGCGGCAACAGTAGGTTCTAACGATTTGGTGCTTGCATTTTGCGAGAATTTCAACGCGGGGCAGACGTGGGGCACCACCACCGGTTATACGAATCGCACGGCGAATGAGCGCAACACATTGGGATGGTATGACAAAGTTGTAACAACAACAGGCACACAATCTGCAACGATTCCGTTGTCCGCATCAGACGTAAGTGTTGGCATGATAGTAGCTTACAAATCGAATTAATTTTTGTCGGCGAGTTATGGTATTGTGCGGAATAGATCGGGGATGATCCGGTTCAGTGCCAGCGTTCATACGCCAACGCGGGACACAGTTTGCCGGTACTGTGGGCACGATTACCGGCGAAAATTGCGAGGGATAAAATGCAAAACGACGAACGGTTTTCAGCGCGTGAGAAATTTCTAGATGCGTCACTAATGGTGTTGTATACCAGTGACCAACCGTTTGCGGTAATTCTCGCTGAATTGTATCTTGCAGTGAAGCGGTTAAATCTGAATAAACTGGAGCGTGTCATGTCACAGGTAGACATCGATGTAAAATCGCTTGCACAGCAAGTGCAAACGAACACAGCAACCGAGCAGCAGCTAATTGCGAAGTTGCAGGCCGCAATTGCGAATGCAGACGATCCGAGCACAGACACAACGGTGACATCGTTGCTTTCACAGTTGCAGACAAACAACACGGCGATGCAGAACGTGCTTGCGAGTGTGCCCGGTGTTCCGGCGAGCGGCGGCGATGCCAGCGGCGGCACTACCACCACCACCGATCCCGGCACCGTTACCACTGATCCCGGCACTGGCGGCACTCCCGCACCGGTCGGCGGCGATCCCACAGCCGGAGCGGGTGCGAGCGGCAGCGCGCCTGTAAGTGGCGATCCCGGCACCGGTGGAGCGGTCGCACAGGGCAGCGGCGTGGAGACGCCAAGCTAGGTCTTCCCTTGTGCTATGCTTGATTTAATTCGGTTGACTGCGTGCAAGAGCGTAGTCACGGCAGCCGGGAGCCAAAAACTCCCGGCATTTTTTTGTGCACTGTGCTACTCTTCCACGCATGCGGCGTCTTCTTTTGTCACTCGCAGTGTTACTATTTCCCATCGTGGTAACGGCGCAGACGCCGGAACTAATCACGATTAACACACTATCAAATAACACCGGTTGTATAACCGATGCTGGCGGCGGTCTTGCAAATGGCACGGTGGTAATTCAAGCCACAGACGGTGCCGGGCATGCGATGCCGTTTCGCAGTACCACAGGCGGCAACAGCTATCAAGCCGTGGGCAATGCCATTTCGCGCGCGATCACCAATGGTCAAATGGCACCGTTGCAGTTGCAATGGGTGACAGGCGCGAGCAATACCAAAATTCCGTATACGTTCACGTTTGTTGTTAACGGTCACACTACGGTGTATCAGAACGTGGATATATCGCCGAGCGGCGGTGCCACGTTTGATTGGTGCAGCGCAAATTTAATGGTCAATGTAATCAATGGGCCGTTGACGGTTAAAGGCGATCCCGGCACAGTTACGGCAAATGGCGTTAACGGTAGTTTCGATGTGCCCGGCAATTTGACTGTTGAAGGATTGGTGAACTTTACCAATTTTACAGCAACGAATTTCAACGGCACAAACGGCAGTGTGCGCAATATTAACGGCATGCTTGACGTTGCGCTTATGGGGACCGGTGGCGACATCGGCGCTATGGCGAATAGCGCGGCATCGCTATGCACCGATGCGGCACCGTGCCACCTATGGATTCCACCGGGAGTGTACAACCCCGTAACTACCGGCATTGTACTACCGGCACGCGCGAACGGCACAACGTTTACGTGCGATAAACAGGCCACGATTACATACACCGGTGGCGGAAGTTTTATCACAACGCCGGTTGCAGTTAACGGCACCGTGAATTTGGGCGGTACTGTGATCGATGGCGGATGCAAGATCATTGGCACAGCCAGCGGCATTTCCGGTGTGCATGTTCGTGCCGGTCAAGGCTACGCGGTGCGCGATGTCATCGTACAGGGATTTTCAAACGGTGACGGTATTTGGATCGATGGCGCAAACCACGTCGAATTATTTGAAACATCCGAAAGTTTGAATTTGAACGGTGTACGCGTAAACGGCAATACGTGCAATGGTTCCAATCTATGCACGTGGGACCGTTCCACACCGTCAACGTGGGTTGCCACTACGCGTGCCGGTACAAGCGGCTACGCACCCAACGCGATTCATGCGGTAAGTAATCGCATGCAAAACAATCTGCATTGGGGTGTGCTTGAAAATGACATCATTGGCGGCAGCGTTTCGTCGGCGTTCGGTAACTATTGGCTGAGTAACACAATCGCCAATAACGGCACGGCGGATCAAAATTCGTACGGTGGATTTCTATCGTGCTTCACTACGGGCACACGAATTGAATCCACGTATTTTGAAGCACAGAAAATCGGTGTGGTCACCGGATGCGTTGCCGGTGATCCCGGCGTGACGATCCCCACAGGCTACACGGCGCAGTTCGGCGGCAATAACGTCAATTCGATAATCAGTCATAACTTCTTCAACGATTCTGGAAATACGACTGATCCGACAACAAACGCGGCGAACAATACAACAGAAATTCAATTAAAGCATGTTATTTCCACGTCAATTGACGAAAATACGAAAATTGGCACGGCGAATTGTTTAGTCGATGGCGGCGCAATTGGTTCTATTTCAATCTATAACAACCATGTCAACACCGGCACAGGTATTGCCGTTGCGTGTCTCAATGGTGCATTAAACGCAGGCGGATTGCACAATTTCCTGTTATGGGGCGATACGTCGCTTAATGCGATGCATTTCGGCGGCGCGGTGCAAGTGGATGATGTTATTTCAGCCGCGCAAAGGCCATTACTAGCAACCAATTTCCCAACGATGACGGGCGGTGCACAAATCGTCGGCGTCATTGGCGCAATTACGATTTGGCAGGCACCGGGAGCACCGGGCGGTTCGTGCGGCGGTCCACTCGGCATGAATATCTGGTTTACTCCCACGAATATGTACGTGTGTTCTGGTACGTGGAAACTTGTCGGCATTTCATAGGGGAATCATGCGCAGATTTGTAACTATGCTTGTGTTGTTTGCAGCAGCGGCACCACTGTGGGCAACCAACACGAACGGCAACGGCGCACCCACGGCAACGTGTACACCGGGTGATGTCTACACACAAAACGATGCCAACGGCGCACAATGGACGTGCATTAACTATTTGGGTTTGCACGTGTGGCAGTTCCATGCGTTGTATTCGTATCCGTCACCGGTCGGCGGCAATAATGGTACAGGCAGCAACATAACAGCGGCGCAGGTTATACAACTGCTGAACGGTCAAACGCTGTTGAATATTTTTATCGCTGATCCGACAACTGACAATCAAGTTGCAAACAAGCATTATGCCGATACGCACGGCACCGGTGCCACTGGCCCGGCTGGACCCGGTTTGTATGCTAACAGCGGTCCACCGGCGAGCATATCGCATAGTGTCGGCGATTTCGTTATCGATACAACGGCAATGAATCTGTATGGGCCAAAGGCAGCAAGTGGCACAATCTGGCCATTGGTTGGGCCGATTAAAGGTGCCAACGGAACCAACGGCACGAACGGTACAAACGGCACCAACGGAACGAACGGCGCGAGCGGTTCAACGCCATCGTTCCAGATGGGCACTGTATCCACGCTGGACCCCGGCAGCCAAGCCACGGCAGCCGTGCGCGTTGTGGGTGTCAATCAATACGCCATCGATCTAGGCATCCCCCAAGGGCCACCGGGAGCCGATGGCGCAGCCGGTGCAAATGGTACGAACGGCACGAACGGAACCAACGGTGCCGACAGCCCAACACCAACGATGCTAATCGGCAATGTTGCAACGCTCGCATCCACGGCGCTGGCAACGGCGAACATTCGCGCGGGTACTGATCCAAATACGTTCTATTTAGATTTGGGCATCCCCGGTGCAGGCGGCACAGGCGGAACGACGGGCGGCGGTACAGGCGGCGGCACTACCGGTGGCGGTGGTACGGCGGGTGATCCCGGTACAGGAATTGGCACAGTAAGTCAAACCGTCGATTTAACTGACGGCAGCGTGAAATTCAAAACGTGCTATGTCGGCAGTAGTGTTTGCAGCGGCGGCGTTGGATCACAGGCACCGGCAAGTACCCCGCAATCATCGTTTGGCAATAACACTCCGAGCGCGGCAACCGGCACAGCGAACGCTGTGGGCACGATGAGTATCAGTACAGCCGTTGCAGGCGGCGTGTATACGCAAGCATTGTGGACACCGGTAAGCGGCAGCGCACTTGCGGCGGATTGCACATCTACAAATTTCGCGCGTGATTTTTACGTGCGTGCGGTTCGATCCAGCGGTTTAATCAATTTGGAATTTGACACCTATTCGTTTTGCAGCGGATGGGATTACATGGCTGGTTCGCAATGTAACGGTCATTCGCTCATTTTTCAATATGATAATCAGGGCAACGGTTGGGTTAACACACCGGCAGCGTGTGGCACGGTGTTTGATGGTAGTTGGCACCATATTAAACAGACATTTCATCGTGATTTACCCGCTGCGCATAACTGCGCAGCAGGTACGGCACCGTGTATTTGGTGGGATACATTCACAATTGACGGTACAACAACCGCAATTGGACGATCATTGCCAGCGACAACAACTACATGGGCGCAAAATGGTGGACAATGGCAAATCGATCTTGATCCGACAACGGCGAGTAGTGGCAGCCCGGCAACGTCAACGATAAATGTTGATACTGACATTGTTACGTTTGGCAACGCGGCTGATCCTAACACCAATCCCGGCAGCAACGGCGGCGGCACAGCCGGAACCGGCGAATTGGATTCGTTCGATTTCGACAGCGGTACACCAACAGCGGTTGGATTAACTGCGGTCGGATCACCGTCAATTTCTACATTGCATCCGCATACTACGCCAAATGGTGCGGCGTTCCCAACCGGTAATAACTATTACACGGATGTGTTATCGTCGCCAACGTCAACGTTGTACACGCGGCAATATATCTATGTTTCCACGGTGAGCACAACGTCAGTTATGGGAATTTTGAAATTCTTCCATAGTGGCGCACAACTATTTTCTTACTATTTAGGACAAACAACGCCAACCGTTACAGGTAATAATCAGGCCACAGGCACAACAGCAGGCGGCGGAACTGTACCGGCAGGCGCGATCCACTTAGTAGAAACGTATACAAAAATTAGTCCAACGGCGGGACAATACATTATCAAGGTTGACGGTACGATTACATACACATCGGCGTCAAATCTGAATACCGGTAATGCCACGATTGACACAGTGTGGTTTGGGTCACAGGCCACAACAGCCCCGACAGGTTGGGGCACAACGTACATGGATAACGTAGATTTCAGCGCGGTTGGCTGGATAGGACCAATCTAATGCCAAGCGAAAAGCAACTGACATGGTTACGTGCAACGGCGCAAGCATGCGCAACGGCGCAGCACATCTGGCCCGATTACGCAGCGTGTGAGGCAGCCGTGGAATCGGCGTGGGGCACGTCGGCGCTTGCGACGAAGTTTCACAATCTATTCGGCATGAAACAGCATCGGCATGCCGAATTCGGCACAGTTGCATTGCCCACGAGGGAGCGCTTACAGGGTGCTACGGTTTCAATCGTGGCACCGTTCATTAGCTACCCAAGCGACACGGCGAGCATTGTGGATCATATGGCAACCATGGTTCGGTTGCGCGATGCATATCCGCACTACGCGCGTGCGCTCGATGCGAAGACTGGCGAGGAATACGTGCAAGAGGCGAGCACGAATTACGCCACGGCGGAATGGCGCACAAAAACAGTGCTTGCAATTTACAAGGAATGGAAAGGTGCGGACGATGCTCCAACGATTTCTGACGAAATACCACATATCGACACATAGCGGCGCGGTTGTAATTGCATTTTGCATTACAACGTTCGCAACGTCGGCTGATTTCCGCGATGGTTTAGTTTCGATCTGGAAAGCAGTCAACGCGCGATTGGTTCCACATCCGTTTATTTATCTGGTATTTTTCAAACTAGGCGTGCCGTTGGTGGTGACACTGTGGGGATGGTATAGAAATGGACAACGCAAAACTACCCTTGACGCAGCCATCTCCCCCGCAAGCGGCGAGCAAATCATTAGTGCAGATTCTACGGTCGCGGTTGCTTCCACTAGCAAAGCAACTAATAATCAATGAAATTGTAGATAATCACGCGGTACACGTTCGCGCGGCAGCAACAGAGGCAATCGAATACACCATGAATAAACTTCCGGCTATCCCAAGCCATCTATCAATTCCAACGTGGCACGGCGTTGCCCCGCTCAAATCAACCACTGCGGTTCCTCGTGGTGGTACGGAGATTCCACCAATGGCGACAACCGCACCCACTCCCGGCGTGCCGAATACGCTTGCACAGAATGCAGTTGCAGCGGCACCGGTCACGCATGAAAGCATCTTGCAGAAAGCCGAAACATGGCTACAGCATGCAGGCAAAGTAATTGCGTCTGATCTATCCAAAGCGGACGTGGTGCTCAAGAACACTTTGCCCATCGCACAGTTCACGGCATCGATCTTTGCGTTCACTCCATGGGGTGCGGTTGCGTCTGAAATTGTGCAGCTTGTGGTGATGGCAGAGGGTACGCTATCGGCAGCCGGGCAGCAAAACGGCAGCGGTCAAATCAAAGCCGGTGTGGTTGCAAATTCAATCGGCAGCTTGATTGAACAAGCGTTGAAGGATGCCGGTGCGGATGCGTCGGCGTCGGCAGTGGAAAAAGCAATCAGCGCTGTTGTCGGTTTCCTCAACGGCATCGATCCGGCGATGTTCGCGCAATTGGAAAAGGCACTGACAGGCAATTTGCAGGCGGCGTAAAACGTAACACAGTTCGTTGCGATTGGGTGCGTGTAACAGCGCACCCATTATCGCAGGAAAGGATTTTCCACGATGCATGTTACGCAACAACTATTGTTGATCGATTGGGCACGCATGATTGCCGATGGTTTTTCCGTGCTCTTTTACATCACAATTACGCTGCGCTTGTGGAAGTGGTACAGAAATCCACTTGCCGGGCATAAGACATTTTTGCAATGTGTTATTTGGTTCTGGTATCTCATGGCGTTTTATCGTGCATACTGGATCATTGCCGTATACTTTAATTTCACATTCGGTTTGAAGTATGTAGCGTTTCTTAGCACGGCGGCAGGCGGATTTTTACTAATCATGGTTGAACGCAACGCGCGACAAATCGAAAACACGCTGGAGTGCTCAGAAAAAGAATCAAAGCAGTTGTCCAACGCAACGAATGAATTTAAGCAGGAAATGGAAAAGGTAAACACAAGGGCCGATGCGTTAGTAGAACGGCAGAAGTTGCACATCGCCGCGCGACAGGAGAGTTACAAACATCCCAAGGGAGCATAATCGAATGACGGCCATTTTCTGCCTTGTTTTTATTCCCCAACCGGCGTCATTTGAGTACGATATTTGGAAATTGATAGCAGAGTACGCGGCTATCCCGATTCTGGCCTATATCTTTCGGCATGCATTTACATCACGGTCGGAAGTCAACAATAAAGCAGTCAAAGCATTATCGGAAGGAATGGATCAAGCGAAAGAAGCAATTACGAAATTGCAAAGTGCCGATGAAATGATGGAATATCGGTTGAATGAAGAAGTGAAAGACAGGCGCGATTTAGGCAAAGAATTTAGGGACCACAAAGAAGAGGTTTTGCGTGGATTTAATTCAAGCATTAACAGAGGGAGAAAGGAATAATAAACTACGATTCGCGCGGTTATGGTTGGAAGACCCGCAACAGCCATTTCGTGCGGCATCCAAACTGTTTCCCACAAACGGTCATCAGGCGTACACGGTCGCACAGCAGTGGGTTAATGACAAGGTTGTACTCGATGAAGTCGAACGGCTGAAACAGGTACTTACTGAAGATGATTTGTTGCCCACAAAGGCGGCGTATTTACAGGAACTACTTGAGCACGCGCGCAACGCACGCCGGAATGATCCAGAAGTAGGTTTCAAGTACGATAACCTATACGCGTCAATGCGTGGGCATGTAGAAAAACCGGCACCGTCTAACATCACCGTCAATAATGTAACTGTGAATCGTGTTATGGTACAAAAAGATCACGGCACCGACGAAGAGTACGCCATAACACTTGAGGCACAACAAAACGCGTTAACGCATGACAACGACAGCGACATTACCCACGCAAGCCACCACGAGTAACGGCAAGCCGTTTGAAGTTGTATGGCAGCCACTACCGGGACGCGTTATCAATGGGAAGTATTACCCATCGTCACAGGCGCTCGCGTTGGACACACGCGCGGATCAGACGCTATACCACGGCACACGTGGACCCGGCAAAACTACCACACAACTTGCGAATTATCGGCGCTATGTCGGCTTAGGATATGGCGAGTATTGGCGCGGCATTATTTTCGGTTACGAGTACAAAAATCTTGACGATTTGTTGCAACAATCGAAAAAGATGTTTCTCGCGTTTGAAGATGGCGCGCGGTTTTATGAATCGCAATCGGCGTACCTGTGGGAATGGCCCACCGGTGAGCAGCTATTATTTCGATCCGGCACGAGTGAGGCGAGTTATCCGCTGTATCACGGTCACGAGTACCCATTTCAAGGTTGGAACGAATTAACAAATTGGGTCAATTTGAAATTCTATGACGCGATGCAATCGTGTAACCGGTCATCGTGGACGCAGGAAAAAGATAGTCCGCAAGATGAAAACGGCAATTACACGTTGCCACCAATCCCGCTGAAAACATTTTCAACAACGAATAGTGAAGGTATCGGATTTGCAGCGGTCAAACGTCGTTTCATCGATCCGGCACCGAATGGGAAAATTGTAACTACGCCGGTGGAGGTTTTCAATCCGAAGACACAGCGTAACGAAATATACAACAAAACGCAGGTTGCAATTTTCGGAAGTTACAAGGAAAACATATATCTTGACGCGCAGTATATCGCGTCGCTGCATTCGCAAACTGATCCGGCAAAGCGGTCATCGTGGTTAACCGGTTCGTGGGAGATTGTAAGCGGCGGCGCGCTCGATGACGTATGGCGGAAAAGTGTGCATGTCAAACCGCGCAAGTATCAGATACCGGCAGATTGGTACGTGGATCGGTCGTTCGATTGGGGCAGTACTCACCCGGCGTGGTGTGGTTGGTGGGCACTCGCAACCGGTGAAACACTCACGAGTTTCAAGCGTAATCGTGACGGTAGCTTTGACACGTGGACACCGGCACCCGGTTCGCTGATACTGATCCATGAATACTATTTTTATAAAGGTGAGTTAGGCGACAATGAAGGAATGAAATTAGGCGCAGTGCCTGTTGCCGAAACAATCCGCGATACTGAAATTGCATTAATGCAAGACGGTTGGATTTTACGGCAACCGGTATCTGGCCCGGCAGATAATCAAATACGCGACGTGCACGAGGCGAGCGAAGAAAATATCGAAACGAAAATGGCAAGCGTGGGCATCCGTTGGGAAGAGTCCGACAAGTCACCGGGCAGCCGTCGTAATGGCCTACAGTTGCTCCGAGACAGGCTTACAGCATCGGAACTAGGGGAAGGGCCGGGTTTTTATGTCTTCGATCACTGCCGGGCATTTATCGCTCTAACGCCGGTACTCCCGCGTGATAAAGTGAAGCGCGATGATGTGGACACAACCGCGGAAGATCACCCGTACGACGGTGCACGTTACCGTGTATTAAAAGGCACGTATCGCACGGCGAAAAACATAACTGTACAGTTTGCGCGTTGAAAGGTTGGAAAATGCCAAATACCGGTGTATCGTTCACGCGTGGTGAACTATCTAGAATGCTCATGGTGTACGAACGCATTTTCGATTGTTTGCAAGGTTCACCGGCGTTGAAAGGTTTGTTGCCACCGGAACCGTGGTTTTTGAACGCGCCACTTTCTGAAACTATCAATGCGATAGTTTGGGAGCATGACAAACGCAAGCGTTATTTGCCGATGCCGAATGGTGCAGATGATTCCGTCGAAAATCGCATGCGATACAACGCGTATGTCAATCGCGCGGTATGGTATAACGTGCCGGATCGAACATTGAAAGGCTTAGTGGGCCAAGTGTTCTTGCGCGATCCGCAAGCGAATATTCCCGATACACTCGACAACATTAAAGCCGATGCGGACGGCACCGGTAATTCGCTGGATCAGGTAGCGAAACAAGCGGTGAAATCCGTTGTGGCATATGGTCGCGGCGGTTTCCTTGTGGACTATCCCACGGCGGCAGATGTGGCATCTGCGAATACAGCACAGCAGAACGATGCGCCAGCATCAACCGAAGATGTTGCACCACCGGTTGCGTCAATGGCCGATATTGAAAGCGGACGGTTGCGGCCTACAATTATGTGGTACGAGCCATGGGATATTATCAATTGGCGTACCACTCGACTAGGCGCAAACACGGTTTTGTCTCTCGTGGTGTTACGTGAGCGCGTGTGGGCAGAAGGTGACGATTTTGAACTGATCGAATACACGCAATATCGCGTGTTACGTTTATCGGCTGACGGCAAGCATTACGCTGAAATTTGGCACAATTGGGATGAGTCCAACAAAAAAGCACAAGGCGATGTGGTGCTACAAAAAACGTACACGCCGAAAAATTCCGATGGTCGGGAATTCGACGGCGAAATGCCGTTTTTCATGGTTGGTGCTGAAGGTAACACGCACCAAATGCAAAAGGCACCGCTCGACGATCTTTGCGAATTAGCAATCGGTCATTTTCATAACAGCGCGGATCACGAGGAAATAGTATTCATGGTCGGCCAGCCTACACCGGTGATAACTGGACTAAGTACCGATTGGGTCGATACGGTATTGAAAGGCAAGGTAATGTTCGGTTCGCGCGCAGCGGTGCCATTGCCACCGGGCGGCGATATGAAATTGGTTGAAATTTCGGCGCAGCAACTTGCGGCTGAAGCGATGAAAGCGAAAGAACAGCAGATGGTTGCATTAGGCGCGAAGTTAGTTCAAGAAATGAAGTCATCGCGTACGGCGACTGAAACGGTGATTAATACCACGTCTGAGTCATCGGTACTTGCGAATATCGCCGATAACGTGAGCGATGCAATCGAATGGGCACTTGGATGGTGCCAAGCATTTCTTGGCAATAACTCGGTAACTGATCCAAAGGACAAGAACAACGTTTCAAGTACAGGTAACGGTATCAAATACCGATTAAACAAAGATTTCGATTTGAATAAAATGTCTGCCGAAATTCGCGCGCAAGCGGTGAAGGAATATGAGGCAGGCGTTATTACGTGGTCTGAGATGCGCGCGCAATTGCGTGACGCAGGTTCGGCGACATTGGACGATGAAGAGGCATGGGACCAAGTACAAGCGGAATTGCTCGCGCAACCACAACCGGTGGTCTATCTACCTTCCGGTGCTGATCCTAATGCTATTCCACCGGAAGACGGCAAGGTGCCACAACCGGGCGCAGGCGGCGCAAGCGGCGCAAGCGGTGCACCCACACCAGCACCGGCACCACCAAAGGCAGCGCCATATCCTAAAATGACAAAGAGCAAGTAATGGCGGAAACATTCGATCAATTTGAAAAGCGAAATCGTGAATTGTTTCTATGGTTGTTTCTATTTCAATCATATTTGCAAGGAATCAAGGCACGATTTGCAAACGAGTATTCACGGCACCTTGCGGTGTTACTTGCGCAATTCACGCAGTACATTAACGCTGTGCGGTATGAAACACTCGATGGATTTCGCAAGGCAGAGTTACGGCAGTTTATTTGGCAATTGAAAGAAGCCGAAGCCGGATTTTACAGCAAATACGTCAACGAATTAATTGCGCAGTTGCAAGCATTCGTGGAAGTGGATCAAGATGCCGCAACCAAAATCTATGAGGCAGCATTTACGCAAAGTGTCGGCGAAGCGGAAGAAGCTCGCGCGCATGGTTCGCACCGGGGCATTACTGCGGCGACAGAACCGCAAACGCTCTGGAGCGTAATCAAAAATACACCGGTCGGCGCTACTGGTATGTATCCGGTTGAGATGATAAACGAAATGGCATTAACTCATCTCAAAAAAACAAATGCGCTTATTCAACGTGCGTATGTGAACGGTTGGGATAAACCAACATTAATCACGGCGTTTCGTGATCAGTTTGCAATATTCAATAATCAGGCGGCGACAAATACGAGCACAGTGATTCAACACGCGCATGCAATTACCAATCTTGCGGTAGGTTCAATTTTTCTTGCAGCGTATATGTGGTGCTCGATTTTAGATGAAAAGACTACCGATTTTTGCATCGAACATAACGGCAACGTTTACCAGAACGGTAAAGGGCCAGTTCCACCGGGGCACTACGGATGCCGTGCCCACACGATGCCGGTTGTCGCTGTTGAGGATAATATCCAAATGCCGACGCAATCCGCCTATGTGGGCACGTTGGCAGTTAGCATCCAAGATATGATCAGAGGAATTTCTGCAACCCGACCGTTGACAGATGATCAGTTTAGAGCGAAGATCGTTTCATTCATCAATAAGTAACCGGGAGCGTTTCGATTTATGGCGTTGAAAGCGAAGATCACCAAGGCCGAGCATGACGCACTTAGCGAAGCGGTGCGAAAAGAGTACGTGGACAATGGCGATGGTGAGTTTACGCTCGACGTGGAAGGAACCGAGGATACCGGTGCACTGAAACGTGCGCTCGCACGTGAGAAGCAAGAGGCGAAGGAACGCGGCAAGAAAGCAGCGGATTTGGAAGCGGAACTTGCGGCGGAACGCGCGAAACATTCCAGCGGCGACGGCAAGGAAAAAACTGCGAAGCAAATCGAAAAAGAGTGGAACGATAAGTACACCGCTGATTTGAGCAAGGCAACGGCGCAGCTTACAGCTACGCAAGAACATTTGCGCCAACAGACGGCGCAGGCAATCGCTACCGAATTGTTTACGGTTCCCAAGATCGGTCAAAAGTATGTGATTGACCGGATCAAGGTTGCAATCGATGATGACGGCAAGCCGGTTGTGCAATTTCTGCATGAAGACGGTTCAGTGGATGAAGCGGCAACGGCAGATACGTTCAAGAAAGAAATCAAGGCCAATAAAGATTTGCATTCAATCTTGATTGGCAGCAAAGCAGCCGGTGGCGGTGCCAACGGTGACCAAAGGAATGGCGGCGGCGGTGCCCCGCAGTCCAAACCGTTTAAGGACTTGAATGGCCTTGAACGGGCGGAACTGTTGCGCACCGACCCCGACAAGTTTGCGCGGGAGAGTAATGCGCTACGGTCTTCGCAACAAATCCGCATCTGAGGATGCGTTTCGCGGAGCGTTAAGCCATGGCACTCGTGCAACTCTCGGATGTTATTATTCCGTCGGTTTTCCTTTCGTATCAGGATGTAATTAACCCCAAACTTACAGCGATCTTTGAGAGTGGCATTGTTACGCAAGATCCAATTTTGCGTGCGGCGCTCGACAGTGACACCGGCTTGGAAGTCACGGTCCCCGCGTGGGGCGATTTGGATCGTACCATCGAGCCGAATTACCAGACGGATAACCCGGCTGACGTTGCAGTGCCGTTGAAACTCGGCACGCTCGAATGGAAAATGCGCAAGGCATTTTTGGATCAGGCATGGAGCGCGGCGAATCTTGTGCGCGAACTTGCCGGTACTGATCCGATGGCGGCAATCCGCGCGCGCACTGATCGGTATTGGCAGCGGCGTTGGCAGTCACGTTTGCTCGCAACGGTGCTAGGCGTGTACAACGCCAACGTTGCACAGAACAGTGCCGACATGGTTGTTAACATTGCGGCAGGCGCGGCGGTTGCGCCCACAACGGCAAACCAATTTGCGCGCAACGCGTTCGTTGACGCAAATTTCACTCTCGGTGAGCATTTCGGCGATGTTGCGGCACTCATGGTGCACCCGACCGTGCTTTCCAACATGATCAAGAACGAACTGATCACGTATGTGCAACCGTCACAAGTACCAATCAAAATGCCGTACTTCGATGAGAAACTTGTCATCGTTGACGAAGACATGCCGTTTTTCCCGGCGACGGGCAGCGGCGGCACGTTGGTTGCGGCGCGGTACTTGTCGATTCTCTTCGCACAGGGCGCGATCGGCTACGCGGCAGGCACCACGCAAGTGCCGGTGGAAATTTACCGGCAGCCCTTGCAGGGTAACGGCGGCGGCGTCGATATTCTAATCGAACGCAAATCGATGATGATGCATCCAGCCGGTTACAATTTCGTCGGCGGCACGGTAAGCGTTGGCGTCAATGCAACGAATGCTGATTTGCAGGTTGCGGCGAATTGGGCGCGTGTTGAATATCGGGAAAACGTGAAACTTGCGTTCATGGTCACCAACGGTTAATTGCGCGCGGTAGAAATACCGCGCACCGTTTCACAAAATTCAAATCAGGAGCAACGATCATGGCAACGGCAGCAACTCCCGGTACTTTGCGGCAACAGCAATTGAAAGAGCAGGCGGATATTCGCAACGCGTCTTTGCCGGAAGATCAAAAGCACTTGGCAACGACGTACAGCGAACCGACTGAAATGTACTTGCCGGAATTGAGCGGTTCGGATCAGTTCGGCAAGAACGATAACAACCGGCGTGTCAATGAACGGTTGCAGGCGCAGAAAATTGCGGCGAGTGGTCCGAAGTTGCGGCCACTTGGCACAATTTCCGTTTTGCCGGATGCGCCCGTTTCGGATACGGTCAATCCGACCGTCGGCGAAAAGCAGCACGACGAAACAGACGTTGCGATTGCACAGGCGACACGCACGGCAGTGATCGATAACAAGCCGGTGGATCACGTTGCACGTGTGGGCAGCCAGAAGAATGCAACCGGCTCGCCGGAAGTGGATTCAAAATTGCAGAATCCCGATACACCGGCAGCGGCAGCGGGTGCACCCAAAGCGGCAGGATGGCAGCGTAACGCGTCCTAACAATGCCCACGTCACCAATCATCGTCGAAGATGGCAGCAACGTCACCGGGGCGAATTCTTACGCATCCGGTGACGTTGTGCGCGCCTATGCGGTTCCGGCAGGCATCACGCTACCGGCAGATGACACGGCACTATTGCCGTTAATCACGCATGCGATGCTGTACCTTGAAACATTTGAACGGCAATTCAAGGGACGTTGCACGTATAACGGTCAAGAATTGTCTTGGCCACGGCGTCATGTTGATTTTCGTGGCGCGTGGCTGGATTCGGCGTCAATTCCACAGCGTGTCATCGATGCAGAATGTCAACTAGTCATGGAAGTAAGCAACGGCGTTATTCTGTTGCCCACATCGTTGCCGCAAGCGCAGGGCGGCGGCTTTCTTACATTGCGCAAGGTTGACGTACTAACGCGCACGTTTAGCGAACGGATCGGCATTACTACATCACCCGTTATTGAGAGTGTGAACGCACTACTCGCGCCACTGTTGACTAATCGCAGTATGGCCGGTGGTTTGGAAGTGGTACGCGCGTGAGTTTGTCGGATGCGCAGTTTGCCGCAACGATGATTGCCGAAGATGGCGCAACGGTTACGTGGGTAAAGACAAACGCGGCGGCAACGAATGTAACAGTGGATGTTACACAGCCGTGGAAGGTGACAGAGGAACAACTAAACAACGCACCGGTGCCACCGGCACGATTCATTGTGAAATGTTTGCTCACGCGCGGTAAAGGTTTGGCAGCACAGTTATACGCAATGATGAAAGGTTCGGATGTACCGGGCGGCGGTCAAATGGGTTTGTTGCCGGGCAACGTGCCATTTACACCGGAACTAACAGATACGGTGATCAAACCAGATAATTCGGTAATGGCGATTAGTTCGATTGACGTTGTGGAACCGGACGGCGTACCAGTGTTGTATTACGTTACGTTTCAGAAATGACGCATGGGGCAAACCACAACATATTCGGCGGCAGTGGATGCAATGTTCGGCATGATAAAGGCCGATTGGACGGCGAATGCTCCCGGCATAGTGGGCATACAGACAGTGCCGGAGATACGTTGGCAGGGTGCAGAGAAGCCGGATTCGCCACCGGCAGGCACTTACTGGCTCAGGGTGACCGAGCAGATGGTCACAGAGTCACAAACCGCTCTAGCAGGCGGCTACGGGCCGAAGCTATACACGTCGCAAGGCTTGATTTTTGCGCAGGTATTCGCACCGGCGAACGATCCACCGGCGTACACTCGCGGTCGGTTACTTGCCACGATGTGCCGAAATACGTTTCGGAAGCGTGAACCGAGCGATAAAGTTTGGTTTCGTAATGCGAAGATTGCACCAATCGGTTTAAGTGGCGCGTGGTATCAATTCAACGTGAGTGCTACTTTTCAATTTGACGAATTAATTTAGGGGGATGCAATGACAGTTCCGGCAACGATTGATAGCAATGTGAGTGGTCTTGCATTCGCCGAAGAAGTTACACCAAAGGTGCTGCCCGGTTCGCCAACGTTTTATCAACTGGAGCCGAATAGCTATTCCAATTTCGGCGGCAAAGTTACGAACACATCGCGCAACGTCATCAACAATCTGCGCCAGAAGTTGAAAGGTTCAACCACTGATCTTGACGCGAGCGGCGGCTTTAATCAGGATTGGACGCAGAACAATTTGCAGCGTATTTTGCAAGGTTTCTGGTTTGCGAATATGCGCGAAAAAGCATCAACGCAACCGCTGAACGGTACGCAAATCCCGCTCACCGGAACATCGGGCGGCAACGCGTATACGGCGGCAGCCGGTTTGTCAGCGTTGTTTGCGGCAAACGATATTGTGCTTGCATCTGGATTTGTGAACTACCAGAACAACGGCATTTCAGAAGTCACGGCAATTTCGGCCACGACGGTTACAACAACCGGCGCGCTTGTCACTGAGGCACCACCGGCAGCGGCGAAACTGGATAAAGTCGGCGTGATGTTTGCCACCGGCGAATTGTCGATTACGATCAGCGGCAATCACGTTATTATCACATCAACCACAACGCTATTCACGCAACTAGGCGTGATTCCCGGCGAGTGGGTTTTCCTCGGCGGAGATTTCACCGGATCATACATGCAGAGTGGCGGCGTGCCGGTCAACCGTGGGTATGCTCGCGTGTACAGCGTGTCGGCACATTCGCTTGTGCTCGATTTAACGCAATTTGCAGCGGTCGCCAATACTGGCACCGGCATCACAATGCCGATTTTCATCGGTCGCGTGTTGAAGAATGAGCAAGGTACTTCGATCATTCGCCGCACCTACACGTTGGAACGGCAGCTTGGCAACGATGGCACCGGCATACAGTCAGAAATCATCGTTGGTGCCCACGCTAATCAAATCACCTTGAACGTCAAGCAAGCGGGATTGTTGGATGCTGATTTGACGTTTGTGGGATTGGACGCGCTGTATCGCACCGGCGTGGATGGCCTAATGACCGGCACGCGCATGCCAATCTTGGATGAATCAGCATACAATTGCTCTACTGATTTGCTCATGCAACGTTTGTACTTGCTGGACCCAACCACGCTGAATCCCGGCGCGGCGTTTGCGTTCGCATCGGATGTCAAGCTATCGATTAACAACGGCGTGACACCTACCAAAGCGGTCGGCGTACTCGGTGCGTTCGATGCCACTGCCGGTGATTTCGATGTAACGGCGACGTTGACGGCGTACTTTAATTCGGTGGAAGCAATTCAAGCGATTCGTGCAAATGCCGATGTGGGTTACTTTATGATCTTCGCGGCAAAGAATCAGGGATTTTGCTTGGACGCGCCACTTTTGACAATGGGCGGCGGTCAATTGGACATTGTGAAAGATAAGCCGATTCAAACGCAATTGACTAACAATATGGCGATGAATAATTTGGGATATACCCTACTCGCCACGTTCTTTTTGTATCTCCCCCAAGCCGGTATGGGGACGCCGTAACTTAGCGCACACTGCGGCGTTCCCATGGTAAGATGGCCGCTAAGTGCGGCCATTCTTACATAATCCCGAAAGGTGTTTTGAATATGTCACTGTGGAAAGCGTTTGGAACTGACGAACAAATGGAAGTCAGCGGCGTACCAATTAAGCCAGCCGGTTTTAATGCCGACGGTACAGAGGCAACGTTTTTCGTTGCGCGCATCGGTGGACAAAATCATCAATTCACGAAAATACGCGATCAAATCATGCGTCCATATTCGCGCGAAATCGAGGCAGGCACGCTCGACCCGCAACATATGTTTCGTTTGAACGTGGAAGTATTCGTGAAAGCCAATCTGAAAGGTTGGCAGCACGTGCGCGACATTGACGAACAGGAAATTCGATTTTCGTATGACAACGCAATCAAGCTATTAACGCAACTACCTGATTTGTATTTGACACTCGCGTATGAGGCAGGGAAGATTGCGAACTATCAGGCGATTGCAACGGAGGCGGCGGAAAAAAACTAATATCGGTATTTGAATATGCGCTTGATTACGGCGGTGTCGAAATGCAGATTTTGCGAGACTGCCGTATGTCAGGCACTCAAATACCGGAACGAATTAGAAACAGAACGGAATTATTGCCCGGCTTGGAAATGTATTTGCATGCGTTTTTTGATTTGAGCGGTGATCGACACGTGGGCATGTCACCGGGCCGGATACCATGGACATCGGTTGCACAGTATGCACGGTTTCACGATTTCGACGAAGAACAAACCGAATTTTTGTTTCGCATCATTCCACAGCTAGACACGATCAGTTTGGAGCGCGGCAAGCATGGCGACACTTAAAGATTTGGCAGCGGCAATGCGAAATCTTGACGCACAAGCCAACGTGTTTGCAAGCGAAATTGCATCTACTGCGGTCATTATCGGTTTGACTGATCTTGTAAACGTAACACCGGTGGATACAGGCGCGGCGTTGTCCAATTGGCGCGTTACGCTCAATACTGCGGTGCAGGAAATCATTCCGCCATACGCACCGTCACAACGCGGCAAGATGGTTGCCGGTACTTGGACGCATACGATCGATCCGGCAGTGACACGCGAGGCAAACATTCCGCCCACACTTGAGGCAGCGCGCACGGTGTTAATTGAGAAAAAACCCGGTGATGTGATCCACTTGCAAAATTGGATGCCTTATATTGTGAAATTGAATAATGGCAGCAGTAAGCAAGCACCGGCTGGATTCGTGGAACGTGCTGAACTACTCATCGAAGATTTCGTTAGCAAGGCAGGCAAATAATGGGCACGCCGGGCATGAATCTAGGTAGTGGCATTGACATCACGGTACGCGATGGTATCGCCACAACTATTTCACCGAAATTAAAGGCGATTGCACTAGATGCCGAAAATGCTGAAAAACAGTTAACAGGATTACAGGGCGCGCTTGCAAAGATCACGGCAGGAAATCTAACCAGCGTTTCGACGGCGGCAAGCGGAATGTCCCGAAGCGTGGGCAATTCTGCGGCGGCAATTGGTCGTTTAAGCGACGCGGCAGCTAAAGCCGAAGGTAATTTGCAACGGTTCGTGTTACAAATGCAAGTTGTCATCATGTCGGCAAATCAGATGACAGCGGCGATTAACGCCACTGGATCGGCAACGGTCGCATCTACAAAGGGCATTAACGGTTTGACGGCGGCAGCCAATGCCACCGGACGCGGCGCGCAAAATACCACGGTGCATATGTATGAGGCGTCGGCGGCTATTCGTACATTCGGTGGTTCCATTCCGATTCGCGCGGCAGAGCGATTCCTTACAATCATTCCCGGTATGAGTGCGGCGCTATCAACGGCGTTTCCTGTATTTGGTGCGCTCGCACTGATTAATGTACTCGGTGAAATGGCGATTAAGGTTGCGGATTTGGTTCGTGATTGGGGCGCACTCCGCAAAATTCAAGATGCGGCATTTAAGGCGTTATCTGATTCGGAACAAAAAGAAATTGAAATCCAGCAAAATATGCTGCGCAATACGCGCGAACAACGCGTAACAGCGGCGGAAGCCATCGGCAGTCATGCCGGGCAAGCGCAGCGTGGGCGCGCGGCTGGATCGGCATTTGACGTTGGACAAGATACCGAAGCATTACGGCAAGCATCCGCAGATTATGAAGCGGCGCGTACACGTTTGTCGGATGCAATCAATAAGTCAAAACAGCCCGGTACGATATTTAACGATCAATCGGAAGTGTACAAGCGATTGATTACGCAATACGGGCAAGAAGAGGCGACAGCAGCTACCGGCGTGCGTGCGGCACAGCAACAACTAGATTTAGACAAAGCGACGGGTGCGCTTGCAACACAGAATGAAAAATACGCCGAAGGTAAAGCGGCGATGGAAGCGTACAAAACCGCGCAGGAAAAGATCATTGCCGGTTGGCGGGACCAAGCGGCGGAAATTGCAGCATTCAGTGATGACGGTCGGCGCGATGTAGTTTCGTTCTGGACAATGATAGGGATTCAAGCGCAGCAAGGTAGTATTTCGCAGAAAAAAGCGTTTGAAGAAATGATCACGTCAGAAAAAGCGTACGTGTCTGAAGTGCAGCGCGATACCAAAGAACGCATGGCGGCGTTTGAATCTGAAGGTGCGCGCATGATCGGCGAAGATTCAAAACAACAGGGCGAGGAATCGCTTGCGGCGTTACGGCAACAGATTCAAGGCTTGACCGATTTAGCAACGGCGGCGCGTGACTATACCGCGATCCAGCGACAAGTAACAGAGCAAAATGCAATTGCGCAGGCGCAAACTGATTTGGCAACCGGTGTGATTTCGGGGCAGACGGCACGGCAAGAAGAGTACAACGCCAAGATGACGGCGTATAACGAAATACTTGCCGACATTGCCGAAAGTCAAGCGAAAATCCAATCACAGAAATTTCTCGATCCAAACGAGCAAAAAGCACAACTGACGAATTTGGATAGTCAGCGTGTGCAAGTGCAGGCGCAACAGAATCAATTAACCGGTCAATTCGGCGCAAACAACCCTAGCACTGTGGGCGGTGCGGCGCGTAACGCGTTACGGCAAGCATTCCCCAAATCTGATTTCGTGGAAGTGCAGCGGGATTTTACATCGCTATTCAAAACTATCGGTGATGGCTTTGCAGATAGCATTGCCCACAGCATTGTGTATGCCACGTCGTTCAAGCAAGCAATGACGAATGTTGCGCGTGAGGGATTGCAGGAAATCATTTCGGCGCTAATCAAGATGGCGATACAGGCCATAATCACCCGCGCCGCTCTATCGTTCCTGTTGCCTGTAGGCGGCGGCGGGGCAGGCGCGGTAGGCGGTGCAGGGTTTATGGGGTTTGGCTTCGCTACAGGCGGCATTGTGCCCCATTACGCCAGTGGTGGGCCAGTGAGCGGAACCGGCAGCGGGACATCCGACTCCATGGTGATCCGCGCATCCTCTGGCGAATACGTGGTGAACGCACGCGCAACCCAACAGCACTACGCTTTGTTAAATGCGATTAACAGCGGTGCGAGTGTAGCGCGCGCGGCAACACAATCAACCGGTGGCGGCGGCGGAAGGTTGCACGTCACGGTGGAAGATCACACACTAGGCGGAACAACGTTTCAAGTGAACCACATGGACGATAGCACCGTACGCGTGATTGCCCGGCAGGAAATCCAGAACAACACAGACGGTCATATCGCAACAGCGGTTGCAAATCCGAATAGTAAAACATCGAAAGCACTAGCAGTGCATACGGCAGCGACAAGGCGGCGTAATGGCTAGTCTCCCGTTGAATCCGGCAACTGCCGGTGCATTACCGATTCTTGCGCTACCACCGGACTCGCAAGGTTTCAGCGATCAGCCCGACGATGGCATTGTTGAAACTGCACTTGACGGCGGCGCGCCACGGCAACGGGCCGATTTGCTTGGCACGATTGATATTGTATCTGTACGGTGGACGGTGGGACCACGCGGTTATAACTACTTGCGTGCGTTTTATCGTACGGTGATCGGCAAGAATGGTACGCCGTTAACACCGTTCATGCTGGCGATGCCGATAGATACCAGCGATCCGACCGAAACACATCAATGTCAATTTCAAAAGGGATCGTTCAAACTTGCGTCACAACAAGGGTTACAGTACGTGGTTCAAGCAACGTTGTATGTATGGCCGGTGGCAACTGATCCAAACGACGATGCCGAGCAGATAGCGACATTTGGCGAATGAGCGATTACAGCGCGCAATACAAATCGTTTTTTCTGAATTCGTTTTCCAGCATTATCGAACTGGAAACGGTTCAACTATCGCACGTGAATTTTTCGCGTAGTTACTTCTTTGTGCGCAACGCTACCGGTGGAATTACGGCACGGCTGGAAAATGGAGTTATGCAGGCGTTTCAATACTATCCAGCAAAGATCACACGGCAAGGATCAGACACAACACTAGATCAGCAGTTACAAATCGATTTAGGCGATCTAGGATCAGTGTTGCCGATGGAACTAGATCGAATTGCAGCGGCAAGCAATTTTGTACTTAAACCGATGGTCATTTTCCGGTCGTATCGTTCGGATAACTTGAACGCGCCGATGTATGGCCCGGTGACGTTTCTTGCAGATAACATTTCGTTCACTAAGGCAGGTTCCACAATTGCGGCGAACGCGCCACAATTAAACACGGCTGAAACAGGCGAAACATACACGCTGGATCGATTTCCGATGTTAAATGGGTTGCTATGACAACGATTAACGATGACAACATGCCGAAAGATGGTTGGTGGCCCGATGAAGAATCCGCCACCGTGTCACAATGGTTGTTACATAAAGGCTTACGCGTGGCGCAGGTTATCCGGCAATCACTCAGCGGTTGGCGCGCATTTTCAATGGTGCAACTGAATAAGTCAGGCACCAGCGGCATGCCGTTAGGTCCGACAGTGAGCACGCGCGATGAAGCACGCGCAACGTGCGAAGAATATCTGACAACGTTGAATGAAAATCGGCCGCATTTTTGGCATAAGATGTTGCATGAAATTGGCGAAGAGGCGAAAGAATTCGGCGACGCAACTGGCGAAGCAATAGGGGACCACTTTTTTGACAGATGAATTTATAGATCGTGTGTATGTGCGCAACGTGTACGATTGTTTCCATTTCGTGCGCGAAGTGTGGGCACATCTCACCGGCGAAGATATTTCAGATAGACTGCATGGCCTTATGGAAGCGGCAACTCGAAAGGTGATGCCGAGCCATGTTAAATATGTGGTACGGTTGCGGCAGCCAGTCACGCCGTGTCTTTGTTTAATGCGCAAGTCTACCGGCGAAATGCACATTGGTATTTATTGGTACGATAAGATTTTCCATTTGCAAAAAACCGGTGCATCATTGCAACCGTTGAATGTAGCAACGCACGGATTTAAGGATTATCAATTCTTCCGATGAATCGAATTACGGTTTGTGCTGATCCACTCGACGCTACGGCGTGGACTACCCACGTCACCGATGAGGATATTTGTGCATTTCTCAGTAACGAATTCGTTGAAATGCCCACGGATGCCAAGCTGTATCACGGCAGCATCGATCTAGAGCACGATGTCACTCCGCACGATGAGGCAGGCATTGATTACTTGCGAAATTTGGCCGGCGATTTTTGGGTAGTTACATACCCGCATGACCCGATAACTATCGGCATCATTGTTGCAATTGCCATCGGTGCAATTTCCATCGGTCTATCGTTTCTGTTGCGTCCTAAGCCGCCGAATCAATCGCAGGCGTCACCAAATAACGCGCTAACTGGCCGTCAGAATACGGCACGGTTGGGCGAGCGTATTCCGGATATTGTCGGTACGGTGCGAAGCATTCCCGATTTAATCGTGACACCGTACAAGGAATATATCAATTCGCAAGAAGTGGAAATCAGTTATATGTGCATCGGTCGTGGCGCGTATGACATCCACGATATAAAAGACAACACGGCGAACTACACCAATAATTCAGTGACGGCGATCACCGGCACGTCAGTTGCCGTGTATGGTCCTAACACGTCACCTAACAGTGGTGTGCCGCAGATGGTTGTCGGTTCACCAATCGGGCGCAAAGTAGTTTCGGCACAACCGCTCGATTTAGTGAACGGTCAGTTACTTATTGCACCCAATGCCAACATCGTCAAGGGCAACAACAATATTCGTTTCATCTATCCTGATTCGATTAATACGAACAATTCCGCGGTTGATTTGACGCAGTATTTCCAGCCGAATAGTCAAGTTGCAATCACCAATTCGGCCAATACTCAGAATGGCATTTCGTTTAATCTTGACGGCACGTTTACCGTGCTATCGGTCACATCGGATACAGTGATCCTTGCAAATCCGGGAGTAACTAATCCCGATTGGAATAAAATCGCCGGTTGCAACGCAAATGCACAACTAGGTTCCACCGATTTCAAATCACCAACCATCGCCACTACCGGCGTGCAATGGATTGGCCCGTTTGTCTTGAACGTTGGCACGCTGGCCGAAGTGTGGGCAAATTTCGTTGCACCCAATGGTGCCTATTTCTTAGATGGCGACGGCAACCAGCATAGCGTAGATGTCGGCGTACAAGTCGGCGTGACAGCGTTGGATGCTAACGGTCATATCATCGGAAGCGAATTGTATTACAACGGCGTGGTGCCGGGATCGGCGACGATCCGCAACACACGTGCTGTTACGATCAAATGCGTGTTGCCCACAACCGGGCCGGTATCTGTGCGTGCGCGTCGCACTACCAACATGCAGATAGACAAGAACGATCAGGTATCCGACCAAACGCAATGGGCTGACCTATTTGCAATTTCACCGGTTACAGTTGCACATTTTGGCAACGTCACCACCGTTCAAACAATGACGTATGCGACACAGGCGGCATTGTCGGAAAAGGAACGGAAATTAAACCTGCTAGTTACACGGCGTTTTCCTATCTGGAACGGCAGTACATTTGGAGCAGCGAAAGGAACGAATAATGCGGCGGATATTCTTTGCGGTTTGGCACTGGACCCGTACATCGGCAATCGCGCTTTATCTGAGATCGATACCGCAGGAATTCACGGCGCTGTGGCACAAGCTCAAGGGTATTTCGGAACAAAATTAGCGACGGAGTTTTGTTATACCTATGACGATACAAATCGGTCGTTTGAAGAAATTGTCGGCGATATTGCGGCGGCAGTTGGTTGCACGGCGTACCGGCGTGGTAATATCCTTTCGCTTGCCTTTGAACAGAAATCGAGCGATGCTACTCTTCTTTTCAATCACCGTAACAAACAACCGAATAGCGAAACACGAACAGTTACATTTGGACTTCCCGAAAATAACGACGGACTCACGTACGATTACGTCAACCCAAACGCGAGTAACTACCCCAATGTAGATACGGCGCAAACGTTGTATTTCCCGCGCGACGGATCGGCGAAAAATCCAAAGAAAATTACATCCATTGGCGTGCGAAATACCACACAGGCACTATTGCTCGCGTGGCGGCTTTATCAGAAAATGTTGTATCAGAACACTATCGTGCAGTTTAATGCGACGCGCGAGGCTTCGACGTGCGTAGTTAATGAGCGGGTGCTAGTTGCCGACAATACGCGACAGGATACGATTGACGGCGAAATTATAGGCATGAATGGTTTGGCGCTCATGCTATCGCAACCGGTGAATATCTCAAGTGGATCGTACGTCATTTGGGTACAGATGCCGGATGGTTCGCTGGAGAGTCACCCAATCACGCCGGGACCGGATGCACGCACGGTGATCCTCGGCAGTGCATTTTCACAAGCGATTTCCAGCGATCCGCGCAACTTCGCAAAGGCGGCGTTTTATATCGTGTCATCCGGCGATACACGTAACCGTGCATTTCTCATTAACGATAATCAGCCGCAAGATAAAATGCTGCAACAAATCAAAGTTGTTAACTATGATGATCGTTATTATGCCCACGATAGCGATGTATTGACGCACGCGATTATTCCGGAGACAGGGCAGTACGACGTGAACGGCAATTACTTGGGCGGCTTAGATGGCAGCACAGGCGGCGGATTACCTAATCCAGCCGCGCCATACTCGCCACCTTCCGGCACCGCAGTGCCACCACCGACTAACAAGGGCACCGGCTTTGTTGGCTTGTGATCGTTAGGGCAGCCGCGCGCGTGCTCATACTCACCCGGCTTTGTTTTTCGATTATCCGATTTAATTGGCTGGCCGCAGGCACGGCAATACGTGTATTGCATTATGCACACTCTCCCCAATTAGCACCCGTTTTGTGATCCACACGCACAGGCACGCGCAACGGTAACGCCGTTTCCATGATGTGAAACAGTTCACTATATCCTTGCATCTGTGGTGGTGAGTCATCTATCTGTGAGAATCCAAGCGAATCGTGTACCGTGATTCGTGGATCACCAATTACTCTGAATACTCCCGCGCGATCCGCGAGCCATAGCGACATTTTCATACCATCGGCATTGCTACCTTGCAACTTGCGATTTAATGCAATGTGGACGATTGCGCGTATGATGTCATGGCCGTATTCACGTAACGCAAACTGATACGAAAGCGGCTTCGCCGGTTCTTCCCAATTCTTTTCACGTGGTTCCCATAGATCGAACCGGCTTCGACGATTTAATATCGTGGTCACATAACCGAGTGCCTGTGCCTCGTCCTGTGCCGCGCGCGATGTTGCTTTAACGTATGGTGCACCGGCGTGGTATGCCTGAAACAGTGCAATGCATTGTTCGTTCGGTTTGCCGTTTTTGTCGAGTAGGCCGAGACGCCGGGCCAATTCCCGTTCACCCATTTCGTTCATTAACGAAAAATTGATAGTTTTGACCGGCTTACGTTCTAACTGCTTTCCGGTTTTATTGAAAATCGTTGACTGCATGTTATCGTGATAATCCATCAACGGATTATTGCAATAACTCGCGCGCAGTTCGTCGCTACCGGGACCAACCGCGAAATGTGCAAGTAGCCTGTATTCGTACTGCGAATAATCACATTCTAGAAATGCCTTATGGCCGTAATCCGCAACAAATGCCGTGCGGATTTTCTTCCCTAGTTCGGTGCGCACCGGTATGTTCTGCAAATTTGGATGTGCGGATGACAATCTGCCGGAGCGTGTGCCCTTGCTTTTACTCTTTGCGTTGTCATTGTCGGCGCGCAGCGGATGAAATTCACCGTGTATTTTTCCCGCCGTATCGTGGTTTTCCAGAATGTAGGATTTAATAAACGTCGTTCGTATCTTTTCATGCTCGCGTATTTGCTGAATTAATTCAGCGGCGGGATGCGTTTGGGCCGCAAGCCATTCCTTAACGAACGACGGTTGCCCTTGTGGGAAATTCTTCGATGGTGCCGTGTAAGGATATGGAATCCCTGCCGCATCGAACACTTGTTTAACTTGCGCGGTCGGCGTTGTCGCGTCCACATCCACGCCGGTCATGTTGCGCAGGTTCGTGCGTAACTCGTCAATCATGCCGGAGATTTCGCCGTACAGCTTGTGGGCATACGGCAAATCTATCTGGACACCGGCAAACCGCATGCGTACCCACAGCCGAATCAAATCGCATTCCATGCGGTATAGCTGATATAAATTTTCGTTTTGTAACCGTGGAATTTGCTTATTGATTATGTCGAACGGAATTTCGGAATCTTGCTCTGCATATGGACCCACAAGACGCGGCGAGCATCGATATATATTTTCTCGCCAGCGTTCGCCACGATCACCGTATGCCTCGGTAAGCCATTTTTGTAATTCGTTTGCATCTTTGCCAACGCCTAGATATTTTAGGCCGAGAAAATCCAAATTTACTTCACCGGTTTCATGTAACAGCGGTTCGGCAAATTGGCAGTCATGTAACTCGCCGGTGATTGTTATTCCCTCGGCGGCGGCGGTTCCAACGTCGTAGATAAGATTCGCACCGCATACAGGGATATTGCGGCTGAACGTTTCAGCAGTGTAATTAAACACTCGCGCTGTTTCGATGTTAAATTCCGGTTCGATTTCATGGCGAACCGGATAATACCGTCTAATTCGTTCACCGTTTGACGCAAACGCCGTAATAGCAACACCGACAATATGCGATTGGCCGCGCGCCCAACCGGGACCATGTTCCAAATCATATTCTTTTACTTCCAAATCGAAGCCGAGCGCAACCGCTGCACTCAGGTTCGGGAATGTGGTATCAGGCCGCCAACCGGTTTCTGGTATAGGTGGTGGCACACGCGACAATGCACGTTTCGTGTGCTTTGAAGTTGTAACGTATTCTTCCCAAAATTCAAGCACTCGTGCGTCCCATGACAATTGCGCGCATGCTATCGCCGAAAAATAGAGCGTGATCCTTGCGCCACTCTACACGCTTCGCATACTTGCGCATGTAGTTAAGATTTTTGATCTTGTACGCAGAGCGCGGCGGTATGCCGTCGAGTGTGATGCTCGCGCCCTTTTCGGCGATCTTGTGCGCAGATGATACGCAACCATCAATAAAGTACACCGTGTCATCTTCGCAATGCGGCGCTACAGCATCAATGCATTCCCACAGGCCAGCCGGTATATCTTGCAACTGTTTCGGTTGTTTTAATTTCCAGAATGATTCTGGATCGGGCCATGACGGTTTTCCTTCAAACGTTGGCGCGAACAATTGCGTTTTAATCCACGCATCACCAAAGTACACCGTTACACTGTTGTCGCTAAAACCGAAGCCGGTGATTGGCATTGTTTGCTTGCACACGGCGGTTGCAAAATCCTTCGATAGAATCAAGCCGGTTGGCAATGCAATGCCGTGCCATGCTTCCATCATCATTTCAAAATTGGTGCCCACGAGCGCGCCGGGAGTCATCAGAAACGACGCGCAGGGGATCTGGAGACTCTTTTCCGTGGCGATCGGAGAAACGGCCGTCAAAGCCTCTTTGAATCGGTCATCCAAGGCGGCTATATTCGCGTCAGGCAGGCTCACAGGGAGCACGGAGCGCTCAAGTGTGGGAATGTATGCCCTGAAGTCTCCCATGCCCGGCAGGTAGCCGTCAGCGCGGAATATGAACTGGCCGTTTTTCGCTTGCGAGAATGTGACTGGACCCTGCGCACGCTCGACAGCAGCGAACAACAAACCGGTGTGCAATGCAACGTCGAACGAATCCGGCACCGGATATGCCGCCGTGATCGTACTATCACAAGCGTATGCAAACCCATTGTGAAATCCGCAATGGGTTTGCATCGTCGTACCAGTGGCGCGTTGTGCAACACTGATAAAACGTAACGCTTGCAATAACGTGTTGTCTTCTTTGTTACGCGGCTTTGACACTATCCACCGTTGGGTCATACCAGAACACAATTTCAAATATATCAAGAAATACCGTGTGATGTTGCGCACCGGCAATACCGTTGTATTGCGCTTGCACGTTGGCTTCGTCCAAACCCCACGGTGTAGAATCCTGATCGGTTACACGGAATCCTACCTTGCCGATGGGATATAGAACATTGTCGAACGCCACAAAATCATACGTGATGGTTTTGTCAGCGTGCAACGTCATGTAGTTTTCGGTGAGATGCCACGCGTTCGGATCACGTAACTGTGGATTGATCTTAACGCCGGTCGGTGTCCAATGGTGATTGATCGTAACTTCTTCACCGTTGCCACCGGTTGCCGATTGCTGCATCGCAAGATCAGTGGGAATACCGGTTTTAATATCGGTCATTTCCACGTCGGTTTCTACTTGATTGATTGTCTTCCATCCGCCGGGATCAGTTTTGCGCTCGCGCTTGCGATAACAAATTTTGTTGAACTTCGATGCACCGGCAGTTAGTGCCAACACGTGATAGATCATTCCTCCGCCGTTGGTATCGAAATCGTACTTGAGGCAGTTAGCGCGACCATCGGGTGACGTTTCAGGGTACGACGATGTACCACTTGCGGTGCCGCCAGTACCGGCGTCGTGGTTGCCTTTCCATTTCTTTGTCAGCATGTTTTCGCGGTGTGCATCGGCAGGGATCACCGGAGCACCCACAATTACAACAGGCGGTGTAACTACGGGCGGCGTGACAACCGGTGGCGTAACTACGGGCGCGGTCTTAGTGATCAGCGCCGCATCTAGACTGCCGGTAATGTCGAGCACCGTGCCGTCTTTGTCTGTAACTACCAAATGCACGTTATCAGTCATCGTAACCTTTCTTGTTACATGATTGGTGGCGGTTGTTGTTTGCGGATTTCGTTTACTAATTCTTCCGCGTTTTCATCACGTGGTAACTCACCGTGAAATTTACGCCGATACACTAATTCACCGGTAATTGTGACAATGATTTTGTTAACTTGTGCATCCGGTGCTTTTTGATCGGGATAGATTGGCTGTGCCGCAAGACACGTCATAAACAACGTCCCTAATTCGTCATCGTCCATTAAACGAATCAGTGCCGCCATTTTTGTTGTTTCTTCGATTACGGCAATAAATTTTTTATCGCGTTCCATCATTCACCGTGGTTTTGCGTAATGTTCGTTTAATAGCACAATTGCTTTTTGTAACAATGGACGCAAATCTTGCTTGCCCCAAAACGTAACAGCACCGGAGTCATCATCACCGGGACGATGTATAAAGGGACCACGAACGTTGACCGTTTCAAATTTGTCAGCCGTGCTCGCGGTTGCCGGGATTGTGCAAGGCAGTTCAAGATAAAAACGAACTGCGGTAAACGTGCGACCATCGATTACCTTTTCGATGATTTCAACACGATTGGTCATTTCTTCAGCATAAATATTAACACGCATTTCGGGAATTTCCTTTCTAGAATGGCAAATCGTCGTAACTTTCGCAACCATTAGCAATGATCTTTGCCGGTGGCCGTTGCTTGTATAATTTGCATGTTTCTTCTTCATGTGCCCAATTAAAGCAACTGAGGCAAGTACGGCAGATTGTTTCACGTAACAGTGGATCGGAAAATAGTGCCATAACCAACGCACGTTGTACCGTGTTGTTTAATATCGGAATTTCGCGCGGAATGTCTTGCCGGTCGCCTAATTTCATCTCTCATTTCCTTCATCGTCACCGGTTGTGGCTCGCGTTGCAAATCCACGCCGTTGCGCGTTGTTCTGATCACGATCTATGGCCCGTTGACTAATGAGCGGCGTTGTCGGCAGCGCGGCGTGCTCTGGTTCGCGCAACGGCAGTGCGGCAGCTTGTTCGGCTTGCATGCGCGCTTGTGTCATCGGTAATTCCGGCTGTTGCGTGTTCGTGTAGCGCGTGGGCATGCAGTCAGTGCAAAAACAACCGGGCGGGTGTGGGTGCACACTCTCCACCGGCTTGCGATACCGTGCGGCGTCGGCAATATCTGCTGTTACTTCCACGTCGGGATAATGCAACGCTTCAACCGTTGTGGGCACAAGCAAATATGGTGATAACTCACTCCGTACAACACCGGTGACATTTTCAGGCGAAATACGATCTTTTTCGTTTCGATTCAGAAATGCAACAGCAGCGGCAATTGCACCGCCCATTGATTCGGCGAGTACATCGGTTTCAAATTTGCGCGTGTACCCACCGTCAACGTATTTTTCGCCGTATTCGATTTGCACGCGCCATGATTCCCTAAACTGTACGCATCCTGCGACCGTCATAGTTTGCCTCTTTCATCTGGTAATGTGTGGTGTGCCCGGCGTCCCATTGTGCACTCACGCACAACATTCCAATGTTTTTCCACGTAAGCACTCAGTTTATTTGGACTTGCCAGATAAGTTATCGCGTACATTGTGGATCGTTCCAATGGATCGAGTAAGTGCGGCGCACTCGTGCACAAATTAATAAATAACTGCATTTCTGTTGGTACATCCCATATTGCGCGTGTTGTTTCAATTTCAGGGTAATTTTCGCATGCTTGTTCTACGGCATCATGTACAAACGTGGACATCGATTTTTCTGCGATGCGTGCGCAAATTGCGGCTTTGCGCCTAAAACTATATGTAACACCGGATGTAATCGTTGTGAATTTCTTTGCCATTATTGCACCCTAAAATTTTCATAGCTGACAATTTCCGGATATTTCCGGTTAACCCAAATCAATATTCGGCCCGGCACGCATATTTCTTTTTCACGTGCTACTGCCTCAGCCGTAGTGTCCGGTGAGTCACTATTGCTTGCTAACACACGCTGACGCCACCACTCGTGTGCCTTGTGCTTAGCATAACCGGGATGCTCGAAATGCAGATACTCGTGGAACACGCGCAAGCCGCAAACGTAACTAGCTTTCAAACAATCCGGCGTATTCTCTTTTTTGTGCGTGGTGTAGATCACACGCGACACGTTGAACCACTCATACACCGGTTGCTCGCGCAAGGCCACGAGCGGCGCGTCATCTGCCTGTGGCTGAAGTAATACGTTCCTATCCCAACCCATCACCGGGAATTCGTAACCACAGCCAATACAAATGCGCGATGACGAATGATTGTAGGCACCGCAATTTGGACATAATTTAATGGGCGCGTCACCACTCGTTTGCCCACGTGGTACAGGGATCACCGGATCGTTAATCGGGCCAAGACGCCGTGTGTTGCCAGCGAAATCACCCACTAGGCAATTATCCTTGCCGGGATAGGGACGCGTGCCACGTCCAAGCATCTGCACCCACAGTGCCGCCGAATCCGTTGGCCGCAACATGCCAATGTAATCGAGAAACGGGAAATCGTGCCCGGTGGTTAGAATGTTGTTATTGACTAAGCAACGCGTGTCACCACCACGAAACGAATCAAGTGCGTAATCGCGTTCCTTGTCTCCCATCTTGTCATACACTGCTAGTGCCTTGACGTTCATTTTGCAAAGTGTATCGGCGACGTGTTGCGCATGCTTCACACCGGCACAAAACAGCAGCCACGAGTTACGTTTATCTGCCATTTCGCAAATTTCTTCGCAGATTTTACGATTTGTATCGTGGTCATCCACGGCGTCTTGCAATTGCTTCTTCGCATAGTCACCATCTGGACCGATACTTACATTGCCGTAATCTAGTTCGATTGCCGTCTTTTTCGGCACGAGTGGACACAGATAACCTTCATCGATCAGCCGCAAGAACCAATCAAAACCGGTGATGTCGAAACATACGTCAGTGAAAATACCACTATTCGTTAGATGTCCTGTGCCGTGACGCCATGGCGTTGCACTTAGACCAATCACCTTGAAATTTGGATTGATTTCCAGCATTGCCGCAATGAACTGTTGATACCGCGTTTTCGCCTTGGGCGAAATCAAATGTGCCTCGTCAACAATCATCAAATCACGCCATCCAATTTGCGTTGTGTAATTGATTGCCGTTTGGATGCCGCCGAAGATCACCGGCAGAGACGTGTCACGTGATTTCAATCCAGCCGATAGGATGCCGTACGGCGCGGTCGGCCACAGTTGCGATAGCTTTTCACTGTTGTTCTTGATTAGTTCCTTAACGTGCGTCATGCACAGGATGCGTTGCCGTGGGTATTCTTGCAGGATACGCCGGATCAATTTCCCGGCGACAATGCTTTTACCTACACCGGTGGGCATCGCAATGATTGGATTTCCAGTTGCTTTGTCAAAGTAATCGTAAACACTTTGCACCGCATCATTCTGGAAATACCATTCTTGCACAATCGGATTTAACATTGCGTTCATATGGTGATTTGACTATACGCCGTTTCGCATCCTTTGTCCACAAATTCAACCGGTATGATTTGCTTGTAAAAATCGCATTGCCATCGGCCACCGGGCATCGGATACGCATTTTTGCACGAGCGGCAATTCTTCAGCACTTTCGGATTTGCAACCGGATCGGGATGGCAAATCTCATTCGCCGCACACGCTTTGCACACGTGCCACGCCGGAGACTCATTGATACGTGGCGGCGGGATCGTGGCATAAATGATTGACTCCGCACGATGCGTTACTTTTTTCGCCACTTCGACATCCACCGGAACCACTTCCACGTAATACGATTCATCGTTTTTGTTGAACGCGATGTATATACCGTGGATCAAATCCAATTGCCGCAACAGCACGCACATGCGCGCGTAGTGCGTAGGCTTCGCACGTTCCAACCCACCACCAGTGATTTCGTTAAACTTCGCACCGGTGCCGCTCACGTGAATAAACACCGGCATCAATTCCGGTTCGTCACCTTCACGCAACGGCAGATTGACCATATATTGTGAATCGCCGTGGAAATGGCCGTTGATACTTTCAAAATCGGCACGCGCACCAACACGCACACCGGCGTTCGTCAGTAGATCACGCACTAATTCGCGCACGATATGCGTATGCATGTTCTGCCGGTCACGTTTCGTTGTGTGATCTTCGCTCACAACGTGGCGGAAGTCATACCACAATTTGCGGTCGCACTCGTGCCCCATCGCGCCTAGTTCAAGCCGGGTGTTTAGCGCGTGGGCATCACACAGCGTGATTGTTGCAAGCCGATTGGTTAACCGTTCAGAAAGCAAATCGCATTGTTGCTGATCACTCATTTCGTCACCACGATATACCGGGCAAACGCGCGTTGGATTTCCAAATCAGCGGGTGCCGGATGATTGTACACTTCTGCAACCAACCGATAGACACGCGCGAATTCGTCATATGTCATGTTACGTTCTGCCTGTATCATCGCGGTATTTTCTCGTATTCCTTGACGGCACGGTGCAATAGCATGAATTCTGCCGGGATGCTGTTGGATTCTGATCCTTCCAATTCCGACATTTCACCTTGCGTTACTTCGCAGAACAACTGCGCAGCACCATAGACTTTCAGCAAACCGTCATACACGTCTTCCGAAATCAATCGCATTGTTGTATGCTCCCGCGTGCGTTCCCTCTGCATCGTGTTTGGCCCGTAACCAAATCACCGGGTGGCTTACGAATAGAACGCACGCGGCAACAAACATCGTTGCCGTTTCAATGGGCTGCCCTCCAAACCCATTGCACGCGTGTTGGAAGCGCGGCAACGTGGCAGCCCCTCAAAATTTCTACCGTGGACCCCATGGCGGTGCACCGGGCATCGGTCCCTGTTGGAACGTCTGTGGTGCCTGTTGTGCCGGTTGCGCGTATTGCTGCGCCGGTTGCTGGTACTGCGGAGCCGGAGCGGTTGCAGCCGGTGGACCCGCAGGCCATCCCGCAGGCGCAGGAGCACCCGCAGGCGCGCCGGGCATTGGCATTGGAGCACTGACGGCAAACTGGCCGTTCTGTGGCGCAGCCGCGGCAGGCTGTGCGTATTGCTGTGGTGCCTGTTGCACTGGAGCCGGTGCCGGTGCCTGTTGACCCGCACCCGTCTTGCCGGGATCGTTGCCGTGAATATCCTTGTGCGCTTTCACGTTGCCGTACACGGTTTCACCACTCTTTGTGTGGGCAATGCGGATTTGCATCGGGATATTGTGCAACTGCGCCGAGTCTTGCACGTCGTACACGCCGGTCACGTGACACACCGACGATAGCGTACGCTGTGCAATTTCGCTTGCCTGTTGGTTCTGATTCCACAGGTTGATATTTTCGTTTGTTTCCTTGCCGGTCATTGGCCCTTCGATACCGCGATAATGCAAACGCAACATTTTGTTGTTTGCATTGTCGAGTGCGGCAACAATTTCTGAATTGAAAATTATTACCTTGTGCCATCCCTCGGGCCATGCCTCGGGTGCCGACTGCGGCGGTACATTTCGTGCGCTGAACGTTCCACCAATTTGTGCCACGGTTATCTACGCTTTCTGACGTTGTGATATACGCCGGTTATTCATTTGCTGTTTGTTGGTTGACCACTTGCAATTTTCGGGAGTGTAGTTGCCGTTTACATCCTCGCGGTCAATCGTCATTCCGAAATGACGTTCGCCCATATCGGCAAGGAATGCACCGAAATCATTTAACCATCGTTCACATACTGTAATACCGCGTGCACCATAATCACCATATCCTTTCGCCTTGGGATCGAGACAACGACGGCGCATTGATAACCATGACTGATACGTGCGGCTTCTTCCGGTTGACAATGCATGACCGTGCTTGACACTGAAATGTGTACGCGTAACTTCCGCAAGGTGCCCACATGAGCGTGTGTTACCACTTTTGACGTGATCCTTGCGTTTCTCGCATACCTTACCACACGAGCACTTATATACCGCGTGCCGTGGTTTCCTCCACGAGTTATACAGAAACGTTAATTCGCTCACAGTTCCATCGCCTTATTAAACAACGATTGATAATTCGGTGGTTCGTACTGCGATAGATATTCACGATACGATCCATCGGGCATTGTCTCACCATACCGTGAGCGTATTTCCATATGCAAATCGTAACCTTGCAAGCACTGGAAACATGCGGTCGGCGTGCCACCGAAATTGATACGGCAAAACCGCGCGTTCAAATCGAAAAGGTGCGTCATATCACGCGTTATCTTTTTTGATGGAAACATCGGCACGATGCGACCGTCTTCCAATGTGGTTTCTTTTGCAATCATCACCACGTGGGCATTCTGCGCCATGTACATGCGATTAAATAGCGCCCACATTTGAATCTGTACCTGATAGAACATCTTGCGACCATCTTTGTGTTTCGGTCGTTCGGTTTCTTCGATGTTCTGCGCAGCTTGTGAACCGGAGTCAAAAAAGAATGTGTCGAAGTTGCGCGCATCTTTCGATTGTGTTGCCCACGTTACGAATTCATCGAGACGCGCGTACTCGGTTGCAACCCACATTGGTAGATTGGTTTTACGGATCGATGCGAATCCCGGTTCAATGAGGCACGCGACGGGACGTGGTGCCGTGAGCATCACCGGTGTCTTACCTTGACCCGGTGGACCGAATACGAGTGCCTTGACGCCGTATTGCCGCGCGATTGCCGATGCTGGCCGAAGATCGTTAGATGTCACAGACGTACCTTCATTTCGTACGGTTGCGCGATGCTCGCATGATGGAAAGCGTTACAGAGCGATTCGCCTAATGAAATCGCTTCTTCACGATGCATGGTGATGTGGATCGCTTCGTCTGCTGATTCATCCACAATGACAAGCATAATTTCACTATCGCAACCGTTAAGATTGGTGACGTGTTGCACGGTGGGTGCTAGTTCGATACCACGGCGACCGAGACGCAAGTATATTTTCATGATTGTTTGAATATCCTTTCGGCGCGTGTAACTAGATCGTGCACGTATTCGCGCAATTCGCGCGAGGCTTTGCGGCTGATAATGATTTCTTCCAACAGTGCGCGCACGTCTTGAGCGCTGCATGCCGGTGGATCACCGGGCAGCGCATTTGTCACCAAATCCCATAAGGTGCGCAAATCATCCGGCACGTTTGTTTCGGAAATGTCCATTGTGATTCCTTTCTTGCTGCACGGCCAACAGCCTAGACGCGTATCTACGCCGTGAGCGCAACGCGGGTATTTGATTTCATCCAAGCAAAATTGGAGATAGTCATCATTCTTCATATTTTTCGATTTTGCCGGTGATCAAACTTTTAATCATGCACGCGCCAGAATTCAAACCGTGCCACATCCGGTGCATCATGCAATGTCTGCACCGGGGCGACGCTGGTTTGATTATCATTTGGGCGCGATCAATTCCAGTTTGGGCGCATCCGGCTTGATAGTAAGCACCGGAGTAAACAACCGTTGTTCGTCGGCGGTAAGTTTTTTGTAATTGCTCACCGACAATTCAGGTTTCCACCGTACCAGAAGATCAGCGGCAACCGGTTCAAAATGTTTGTTGAGAATTTCTTCCACAAACGCCGTCGGCGTGTCTTTCAGGTTATACGAAAATGATTGTTCGTACTTCAATTTGTAACCGGCGGCGATGTCTGCATACACCGTGCCAGCGGTCGGCGCATTTTGATATGCAGGCCACGCAAAACCCATAACTTCAGCGCGCAAACTCATTTCTGTTTCGCGCCATTGACGCGCTTTCTGTTGCGCGTATTGCCAATCGTTGATTCGCGCTTTCTGTTCCTCGGTGAACGCCATTGTGATCCTTTCGGGCCGGTGGGATGCCGGTCACACAACGCTACATCTGACAGGGCACGATGTCAAGTATGAAAAATCGCCAGTGTTTATGCGGGTGTGCGCGATACGCACAGTTTTTCTTGACACGTCACTGCATTTTGCATATGGTCGGTGATCTATGCCTAGCAGAGCAGGAAAGCCGCCTGTGCCACCACGAATCACGGTGAGCATAATTGAGGATGATTGTATCCGTCACGTGTTACAAACCCAATTAGAATACGCGCGTGAGCATGACGTGCAATTATCCTATGCGCAAATTGTAGCTATGTTGCTACGTCGGGCCGTCTCATCGGACAAGAAAGAACAATGCCAATTCCCAATGATCTAATCCAATTCCCCAATTGGGTTGTATGGCGTTTGGAAATGGTCGGCGAGAAACTAACAAAGGTTCCATACAACGCGCGCACCGGACACAAAGCAGATACAACCAATCCTGAAACGTGGTCAACATTCGAGGCAGCACATGCGACTAGCATTAACGGCGGCAATTATAACGGTGTGGGTTACGTGCTTAGTGCGTCTGATCCGTTTACGTTTATCGATCTGGACCCCAACAATGACCCAACGACGCAGGCGCGACAAAAGGAAATTTTTGACAATATACCGACGTATGCGGAATTCTCGCCAAGCGGTCACGGCGTACATCTCATTTGTCGCGGCAAGGTTCCCACTGCGGTAAAGTACGGCAAGATTGAACTGTATTCTCAGGAACGGTATATGACCGTCACCGGGAATACAATGCGCGATCTACCAATCAACGATTGCACTCCGCAATTGTTGAGTTTACATGCAGCATTGACAGCGCACCGGCAACGATCCGAAGCCGCGCGCGTTGACTCGCCAGAAAAATACACTGACGATTACATATTGCAAATGGCGTTCAACGCTGCCAACGGTGCAAAGTTTCGTGCGTTGTGGGAAGCACAGCCGGGCACGCCTATGCCGGTGGACACTGCCGACAAATCAGACAGCGCAGGCGATCAGGCGTTAGTGAATATGCTGTGGTTCTATTCGCGCAATCGCGCGCAGGTAGAACGGCTGTGGTTTCAGACGCCATTAGGCCGACGCGATAAGGTGCAATCACGGCCTAAGTATGTTGAGGCTACCATCGATCACGCGATGGATCGTGACGTTCCTGTGGGCAATCTTGTACCTTTGCCACCGATTCAAGGGCCAGCGTTTACACCACTCGCCACACCGGATATTGAGGCAACATCGGTTAACGCGTTACCCGAAATGCAGGCAATTAGCGAAGTGCCCGGCATATTCGGCGAATTGGCACGGTTCATCTATTGGCGCGCGCCATATCCACAAATCAAAGTTGCAATTGCCGGTGCCATTGGATTTATGAGCGGCATATGTGGCCGAGTGTATAACGTGGATGGCGACGGCGTAAACACATACACGATTGTGTTGGGGCCATCTACCAGCGGCAAAGAAGCAATGCATCGTGGCATTATCGCCATTGTGAATTCATTGCCGATGATCACATCATTAAATGAATTCTATTCGATGGAGTATGCGGCGAGCGGTCAAGGTTTGTATGCCAAGATGCACGCGCAAAAATCCCTGTTGTTTCGCATCAAGGAATTTTCCACTTTCTTTCAGCGAATTACTAATGACCGAGCAATGATGGGCGACGTGCAATTGAAACACGCAATTTTGAATCTGCACGGTCAAGCAGGTAAGGGAAACATTATCGGTGCATCAGTATTCGCCGATGTGAAACAGAACACCACGAGCACACAATCGCCATCGTTGTCTATTCTTGGTGAAGCGACGCCAAAGAAATTCATGCAACTAATCAATACCAATTTGATTGACGATGGCACGATTGGTCGATTCGTCATTTTGAATTACACGAAAGAAGAGGCAGCAAAAAAAATAAACAAACAGCGCGACGAAATACAGCTATCACAAGAAACAATCAAAGACATCAGCGGTCTTGTCATGTCATGCATTGCAGCGATACAACAGAATAGTGTGCGCGACATAATGCTAGATGCCGATGCACGTGTGTGGTTTGACGCATACACGGAGCATATGCATACGCGTGCCGTTGAAACAGAGGATCAGGGCGAACTTTGGGGACGTGTGCCCACAAACGTTGTGCGTATCGCTGGATTGATTGCAATCGGCGTCGATCCATGGAATCCGGTGATATTGCGTTCATATTTGGAGTGGGCGGCAAACATCGTTGAAAACGGCGCGGCGCTCATTGCACACAAAGTCAAGGCAGGCGAAACAGGCGACGCAACAGACACGGTTGCATATAAGGAACTAATGGAATTTCTGTTGCGGTACGTTACGTGGAAGAAAGGCGACAAACGATTGCCACGCGGTCAATTCAACGAAGCCAATTGGCAAACCGGGATGGTACGCCGTGCATACTTGCAAGTCAATCTGTTATCGCGTTCTTCATTCGCTCATTTGAAGCCAGCGGCGGCGGCAGGGTTTGACCGTGTGATCCGT